AATTGAGCGATTAGCTAAGGTAAGTGTAGTTGACTGTTGATGGATTTGTTACTCCAGTAGAAGCACCACATGTTGTAGCATGTCCAGTATTCAAGTCACGGGCAATAATTAAGTGGTAGAAGTTACCAGAACCGAATAAGTTGTCAATAACCCCATAACGAGTCATCATTCCCACGTTCGGGGTAAATGTATGAGGACTGATAGTTCTTTGTACTAAAACAGGAATGTATGGGCAATAAACGATACCAGTATCCCAGAACTCACTTCCTTTATAACCTAATAGAGCATACTCAACAGGTTCTGCACGAACTCCCGCCAAATATTGTGCCTCTGTACGAGTGTCACGATAAATATTGAATTGTCCAGCAAGTGTTCCTACGCGAGCAACACCGTTAGGATGTGTTTGAATTGCACTAGCAATTTCAAATGCGCGGAATTCAGGCAATAGTTGAAGAATTGTACAAACTTTCGGAGTTGCGATAATAAAGTTCGCAGGACCACGACGGTTACGAATAGCGATACGGTTTGCTTCTACAACGATTTTCGCATAGAAATCAACCCCACGTTCCGCGAACCAACGTCCGTCTGCAAGTTGTGGTTTCCAGACACTATATCCATTACCAAATCCTGCATTAAGAGCAACTTGGATCATACGAATAACCATTTCACGGTCAATTTCTGCTTGAATTTCATAGCTCATCGCATTTGTCATTTCAGCATCAATATCAATACCGTTCATGTTCATCAAGTCTTGCTCAAGTTCCATGCTCCAAGAAGTTCCTAAACGACGAGTACCAGCTTCAACAGCTTGTTTCTCAATTTTTAGGCTCATTGTTGGAATATTGCTGCTTGCTTCAAAATGTGAAAGCAATTGAGCAACACCCATATCTTGCGGAGTGAAGTCAAAACATGAACCAGATGCAGTGGTCGAATTAGTTAGACCTAGTCCAGAAAGACCAGCAGCAGTAATACCAGTATGTGCAGTGAATAGTTTATTATATCCTGCTTCATCTGTGTCACCACCTTTCCATTGACCTAAACCAGAACCTCCACCTTGGAATGGAGCACTTGCCGGATTCCATTTAGTGGATGCTTCTGTACATCCTTTATCGCTATAAGGGCTACATGCTAGGGAATCGTCATCATAAAAATAACGAAGAGCAAATGCTAATCCTACAGGACCGCTCATTGGTTGAACACCAACAATCTCATGAGTAATTAACTCAGGGAAAGTACGACGAATCATTGGGATAAGGGTTTTTGGCAAACGTGCATCACCCGGTGCATACCAATCAGAATTACCGCCAGTTCCCGGACCAGTGTTGCCGTATTGTCCAGAACCGTATCCTGCACTTGAACCAGAATCGCCACCACCCCAAGGAGTTGTGGAAAGGTTGCTTACAGAACCCGCATTCATTGTGCCACCTGCTTCTTGTACCATAGTACGAGGCATGTGACCGTTTTGGCGAAGCCAATTTTCTTGGTTTTCGCACATAAGGGCAGTTGCTAAACGCTTCTGATACCCTTCAATTTGCTTAGTTTGATTATCAGTAAAATCAAGGATCTTACTCCATTTAGTTATTAGGGCTTTTCCTCTTTCTTTAGAAATCATTGAGGGAGCCGCATCTACAAAGTTACTACTTGTTAGTGATTGCATATATTTTTATTTATTGTTTTTTGTTATTTTCTGTAATTCAATCCACTTAGATACAAGTTTTCCATAGGGTTGCTCGGATTAACTGTTTCATTGGATTTTTTAACAGATTCGTTTAATATCTCATCGGCTACCCTGTTCCGATCAACGATAAATTGTTTATTCTCATTCAATAGTGCAGAACGCTTTTCATTTTTTTCTTGTCGTTTAAACATGTCGATAACATAATCGAAGTTTTCCGCAATAAATGATGCGTTTTTGCCTTGAAGGCGAGAAGTTACAAATTTTTTCACTTCCACAGGAAGATTAGCGGTTTTTTCTGCTAACACTCTGCGGCTTTCTGTAATAGCAGTTCTTTTTTTAAGTTCTGCATTTTCACGAACCAATTGGTCCATTTTAGTTTTTCCATCCACAAGTGCTTCTTTAATATTGGATTTGATATATTTCTCATCAACGCCAAGAATTTTACGTGCTTCTTCAATTGCTTTTTGAGCATATTGATTTTTTGCCGCTTCTTCAATTTGTTGTTTTGGAAGATGTTTCTCAATATATAAATCTAAAAATTCATCAATACTTTCTACAAGAGTGTCACGATGTTGAACGGCAGTTTCAGCAATTATTTTTTTATAACCTTCACTAACTGTTAATAGTTTTTGATTGTTATCTTCCATAATAGTTTTTACTACCATTTTAATTTTTGCGGTATGATCTGCATCAATAGCAGATACCGCTTTTTCAGAAATCGTTTTGAATTTATCGAATTGAGTTTTAATCGCAGACTCGACTTCTAAATCCACACGTTCCTGAACCTTCGCGTTTACTTTCTCCTCAAACAGAGATGCAATCGCTTTTAAATTATCTTCCGATAGAATTTCTTTATCGACAGATTCGAAAATATTTTTTAGTTCCGTAAGCATACTATTATTTATACAATTTATTTAATTTCTTTAGAGAACTGATTTTTTACTTTTTCATATTCCCTATCAAAGACGTTTTTCATCTTTATTTTAATTATCTGTCCTAATTCACGGTCAGCAGACGCTCTATTACCATTTCCTAAATGGTATATCATTTGGCTTATTTTACTTCTAGTATCGCTACTCATATTTTATATTTACCTTTTCTTAGATAATATTTGATTTTCTACGAGAAAAATGATAAGCTATATAAGCTATGGCAAACATAAAACTGATAAAATACGGACATGAATATTGTCAACCTTGTAGATTAATTGCACCAATTCTAACTGAAATCGCAACAGAATTTAAAGATCAAATAACAGTAAAAGATGAAAATACATATACTATGGAACCACTAGAGTTAGTTGCGGCTAATATTCGGGCAGTTCCGACAATTATCTTGAAAAAAGATGATGTAGAAGTATGGAGGCATATTGGGTTGACTTCAAAAGAAACATTAGTTAGTAAAATTAAAGAATTACTATAAAATAAAAAAGGGCGATAAAATCGCCCTTTTTTATTTTTTCTTTTGGAGTTTCTTTTCCATTTTCTTTAATGCTGTATAATAAGTCGGAAATTCCTCTAAATGATCGTTTGCTATTTTTAATCTTTGCTCTTTGTCTTTTCCATGTTCTGCTTCGACCTCGTACCCCGCATCTACTTGGGTTTCTCCATATTTATCTACAAGTGATTTGTAGAATTTATCAAATTTTTTAGTCATACGTTATATCCATGACCTTCAATCAATTCGTTTGCTAAATCTCTTATACAATCTGCACAATGCTCAATTTTTTTACGAAAAGATTTATACATTGCTTCTTTTGCAAGATCATCTAATTCTGATACATATGTTAATATTTCTCGGGCTAAGTCAACTTCCTCTTTTTCAGTTAAATCTTCTTCCTCATGTTCTTCCTCTTCCTCATCTATTTCAGATTCAAAAGAATCCAACGGATCTAAAGGAATCGGATTCTTAATAAGACTTAACACTAATGGGCGAGTTAGTATTTCTTCATAAATAGTTTCTAAATCTTTTGCCATACATTACAAGTTTGCTAAAAATTTCTCTAAGGATTCTTTGATATAATCATTAATTGCGTCACGATGTCTGGAAGGATATTTCGATAATCTTTTTTCTAATTGATTGTAATTTTCTGCTACTCTACCATCATCAGAAATAATGTATTCTTTATTTTCTAATATCCCATTAACAAAAGCTGTAGACACTGACGGGTCAAAAACATTATCCACTAAAAGAATAATCGGATTAGATACAATATTATATCCATCATTACTTTCTGAAATTTGTCCTAAACATTTTGTACTTTTTCCGAATTTTACTCCATCATGTACTAATGATTCTAAAATTTTACCAGACGGCGTGGAAAGAATTAACGACTTACCAATATAATAATTTGGATTTTGTTTATCTCTTTCCAAGCTAACAATTTTATCTGCTAATTTTCCTAAATCTACATCTGGATTGCTACTATGATTTAATTCTCCTCCTCCACGATTTTCTTGAACATATTCTTTTATATATGTATCCACTGCGGGAATCATGTCTTTTTCTGGATACTTTCTTTTGTTCTTGTTACCCTCGTTCATCATTATATATTGACCACGAATAAAAACACGTTTTGGTTCGTCGTTATTTTTTTGTTCAAATGCAAATTCTAAATCGTAGTTGGGTTGTTCAACAATAAGTTTTCTACTAATAATCATATTTTTACTTATTGTTTTCAAAAGTATTTCCCATATACCGAACTATTAGGATTATCGAAATCTTCTTTTGCATCTGCATCAACATTGTGTGTAGCGTGCTCATCAATAACTGTAGGTTCCGGATCAATGCTACTCTCCACTTTTCCATAAAAATCTGTATCCACAGGTCCGCCCAAGAATTTTTCTTGAGGAGCGCCCGGTTCATAAGAATTATCATATCTTTTCGCAGTGATTTTCCAAATATAATGTCCTCCCATAAAATCTGCGGGATTAATTGTGTCATGTTTTTCAGTAATTTCAAAAACTATTGGACTTTGTTTCATTGGACGATCACAACTTGCATCATCTATTTGAAATAAATCACCTGCTAATGGAACTACACTTCCCCAAACATTTTGAAATGCTCTAATCGGAATGTATATGATTATATCTAAATCGCTCATTATACCAAATTTAGTTAAAAAGGTTGTATAAGATTGCAAGTCAATTACGGCTTTCAACTTTCGTGGTCCACGATATTTAGCAGTTGGATTTTCTCCATATAAACTATTATCATTATCAGGATCATATCCGGTACTCCAATAAGAAATAGTCATGCCATAATTTTGTGCATAATTTTCAACCATTCCTCTATAATTATCTTTTACCAAAGAATTATTATCATTACAACGAGGAACATATGGATTATCGGATATTCCTATTTCAGAGTTTAAATCAGCGTTTTTATCTTTAGTATCAAAAGATGAATGTTTTTTTGGGTTAAAAAGAAATGGAACATCGTATGCCATACATTTATTTAACGATTTTGTGTTATCAACTTTATAATAGTTTTGCGATGATTCATTGGAAGTTTAAAGAAATGTTCAATTGCAGTCGCCCATAATTCACGGTCATTGGACATTCCATATTCATTAATCCATTCAACTAGTTTAGCTACCTGATTTCTAACATGATCCCACTTTTCATCACCTAAGTTGGAAGTTCTAGCGAGTTCGTACATATTTTCTATCTCCCTCTCTTTATGGGATATATCCCATAAAGAGTCGAATATTTTTTCAATTATATCTAAATTATAGTCTACAGTCGAAACATTATTATATAAATCGCTATAGGATTTTCCTTTAGTTCGAAAAGTCTCATTTGTTTTAGTTGCGTTTTGTAACATATACTCGTAGATATCCTCTGGAGGATTTTCGTGATATTCTGGATCAAACTCATTGATATCATCTGATATAGATTTATCAATAGCCTTCAATAATTTAGTACCTACCGTTTCATACAATTCTTTAGCAAGGTCTGCTAATTGTGTGCCATATTCTTGAATAGAAATCCGGTGATTTCCAGAACGGTGTTTATAGAATTTTACACAATCAATTACCAATTTTCGAAAATCTTCTTGAATATACTTTCGAATTTCATGTTCTCCAAATTTATTGGGATTATCATCTGGAGTTTGAAGACTTACTAAAGTTAGTTGATAGTTATCTTGAAAAATTTTTGCAGTGCTTCTAATTATAGAATTGTATAAATCATCATCATCTTTATTATTTAATATTCTATCACCAAAACCGCGTTTAGGTTGTTCATAATTTAAATTATTTCTGCCCTTATTCAAAAGATGAGTGTATAATTTATCTACCGCATCTTTAAATTGTTTAGAATTATTGAACATCCATACATGTGCCCATTCATGTACTAATATATCAGTGGTAAATTTATTAAACGGTAGTAGATGATTTAAATTTATTTTTAGATATTTTCTAGTTGTAGCATGTTTCCAATATTTTCCAGATTTGTTATGACCTTTGGGAACTCCTTTATGTCTGCCACCATATGCTAAACCTCCGGCATTACTCTCTGTCAAATCATCAATTACTACGTTTACATGCATTTTAGGAAATCCTATTTTAGATATTTCATTTCTTGCCTTGGTACACATTTCACCTATTTTCGATTTAATACTTCTGAAAAATTCCATATTGTATGTAGTGTCAGGTTTTTCTAAAATACTTTTAGAAATAAACACGGAGAACATTGGAAAATCGGCAAGATGCTCTATATATTTCGATTTTCTAAATGTAGCCTCTTCCACCACTGCTAGTTTATATAATTCTTCAAACTTCATATGATACTATTTATGTAAATATCTAATATGCAGGATTATAATTACAATTTCGAAATACGAACTCTTTTAACTCATTTTGCTGCTGCATTTAATGATGTTAAAATAAAAAGATTTGATGGAGAAAAATTTGAAAAAGAAATTATAAAAGTTCCGTTGACGTATGCACCAAAAAGTCACATCTTAAATGATATAATTGGTTTAACTGATACAATTCGTCTTCCTATAATTGCTGTAGAAATAACAAGTCAAGGCCGTGATAATGAACGAGTCAAGAATAAAATAGATGATTTAATTTATAAAAATAGTGACGGGAATTTTGTAAATTCGTCAGCAATTCCTTGGAACTTATCATTGACAATGACTATTCTAGCAAAGTATCAAGAAGATATGGATCAGATTATTCAGAATTTTGTTGTTAACAATGATCCATATGCAATTATTTCTTGGCAGGAACCAAAGTCTGGTAGAGAATTACGAACTGAAATTTTATGGGATGGCTCTATTTCTCTAGAATATCCCGGTAAACAACAAACTGCCAAAGATCCTCCATTCCGAATAACTGCCACAACCAATTTTACAGTAAAAGGATATTTATTTAAAACTAGCCAATCTAATTCTAAACCAATATGCTTGATCAATACTGATTATATTTTTACCGATAATTTCTTTTGTGATTACAATCAATTACAAGCATATACAACTGATTCAGAAAAAGACTTTTATACTCTTAGCGGAAAACCTATGGTTCGATATGTCACACCAAATTATCTAACAGAACGATCTAATCCTACAATAGTTATACAAGGATTCTGGTTGCAAAATACAGTTGGACTTTTTGTAAGCGGATCTAATCCAAATATGTATTCCTTAACTGAATATAAACCATTTTCCGGTGAAGATTCTTTCTTTGGTTATAGAATAGATGAATACACTTTATCACCGGATTCTATTTCATTTGTATTGCCTCCGCCGAAAACTAGTGGATTTGTTGATATTATTGCCGTGAATGGTTGTGGAATCGGACAATTAACAAATGATTCATCAGATTATGTCAGCTATAGTGCAGGGGTGCCTTATTGGATTCCATTTTCAACATCTGCCGTTCCAGTTTCTTGTTTTTGATTATGAAAGATTATAATTACAATTTTGAAATACGAACGCTTTTAACTCATTTTGCTGCTGCATTTAATGATGTTAAAATAAAAAGATTTGACGGCAAGAAATATGAAAAGGAAATTATAAAAGTTCCATTAACATATGCACCAAAAAGTCACATCTTAAATGATATAATTGGTTTAACTGATACAATTCGTCTTCCAATTGTCGCAGTTGAAGTAAAAAATCAAAGTCGGGATAATGAACGAGTTAAGAATAAAATAGATGATTTAATTTACAAAAACAGTGATGGTACATTTGTAAATGCTAAAGTTGTTCCATGGAATATAGAAGTGGAAATGACTATTTTAGCAAAGTATCAAGAAGATATTGATCAAATTGTTCAAAATTTCAGCGTTTATTCGAACCCATATACTATAATTTCTTGGCAGGAACCAAAATCTGGTAGAGAATTACGAACTGAAATTTTATGGAAAGGAGATTTATCAGTTGATTATCCTGCAAAAAATCAAACGCCTACTGATCCGCCATACAGAATAACAGCAAGTTCATCATTTACTATAAAAGGATATTTATTTTCAACTAGTCCATCCAATTCAAAACCGATTTGTTTAATAAACACGGATTATATTTTTACTGATAAATTTTATTGTAATTATGATGATTTAATTCTTTATTCTTCAAACTTGAATACAGATTCATATACAATTACTGGACGACCTGTTCTTCGTTATGTTTCTCCTTATTATATCGTGGAAGGAAAAACACCAAATATAACTCTACAAGGTTATAGTTTGAATAATGTAAATGCAATATTTTTAAGTGGATCAAGTGATGCTATGTATCCGTTAAATGAGTATAAACCGTTTTCTGCATTAGATTCTTTTTATGGTTATCCTGTTAAAGAATTTCAAAAATCAGATGATACAATTACTTTCTCACTTCCTCCTGCAAGTGGAGATGGATTCGTGGATATTATTGCAGTTAATAGTTGCGGTTATGGAAAACTAACAGAAGATTCCAATCGTTGTGGTCGAGTCGAAAATCCATATCCAGTTAATTCCCCAGAACATTATAGTTGGACTGTTTGGCAATTTCCTTATTTGAATGGCTTGATTATCGCGGATTTCTTTGATCCTTTTGTTATAGATTATACCGATATGACATATCTATATTCTGATGTTTCAGAACCAGATAAATCCGCAATCTTATCAAAAATAAAAGAATTAATGACTCTTGGAAATATAAGTTTAGCGGATTTGGAGTGAAATTTACAGTTTTTTCTTTACAAAAGCAATTTTTGATGTAGATTTCTCTATGATAAAATTCCATACATGTAAATTAAATGATAATCTCTTGGATCAATGGGTGAAAACTGGAATGAATGTATTGTTAATCGGGGAAAAGGGCGTGGGCAAAAGTCATCAAGTTTTAGACACATTCAAACGAAATAAAATAAAATATAGCTATTTTAGTGGAGCAACATTAGATCCTTGGATTCATTTATTGGGCATTCCCCGAGCAAAAAAAGATGAAGTTACAGGCAAGGATAAAATGGAATTTATTCTTCCTGAGAATTTGGATGATGATGTTGAAGCTATTTTTTGCGATGAATGGAACCGTTGTTTTGTTGGTGACACCCAAATTCAATTAGTTGATGGATATTCTGTTCCTATAAAAGAATTAGTAGAAAAGGACGAGTTTTTCGTATATTCTTATGATATACAAAATAACAAAACTGCTGTAGGAAGAGGTCATTCATGCTCTATAACACAGAAAAATGCAGAAATTGTTAAAGTGACACTTGATGATGGTTCGATTATCCGTTGTACGAAAAATCATAAATTTTTATGTTCTGACATGGTTTACCGTGAAGCAAAAGATTTACGTCCCAATGATTCATTAATGGCAATGTATAAGAAATACAATCGCCAAGGTTATGAAGAAGTTAAATCTACTATAGAAAATTCATGGAAATATACATATTGGCTTGCGGATGAATATAACATAAAAAATCAGAAATATTCCAATATAGATAAACAACATGTGAGTCGTCATCATGTTGATCATGACAAATATAATAACAATCCAAATAATATAATCCAAATGACTAGGGAAGAACATATGCTTCTCCACGCATTCTCAGATATTACATCTGCTAATGGCGGAAAAAGCAGTCATCGAAAACATCCTGATTTATGGGAAAAAACTTTGGGAACTGATGCGAGTAAAGAAAAAGCATTGAATAATTCATTACGAACACGTAATAAAAACAAAAAATTATATTTGACAAAATTAAGTGAATCTTTGAAAAAGGTTTGGACGGAAGAAATGCGTCAATCCGCTAGTGCCAGAGCAATCAAACAATGGAAGGAGAAAAAATTCTCAAAGATTAATAGAAAAGAAGCAATACAAAAAACGCATCTACACCATACGTGTAAGGTATTATATAATATTACGAATAAATTAGAAATAACTGAAACTGAATATCAAGATATACTAAATAATAATAAAAATATCTTTTCTTATGAAAAACACTTATTAAAAATACGAACTATTAAACGTTATTTCAATAATTCGTTCGATGATTTCGTGGAATATTATAAAAAATATATTAATGAAAATCCCTTAATGAATCATAGAGTTATTTCGATTCAGGATGATGGAATCGAAGATGTGTATGATTTCACAGTTGACGAATATCATAATTTCCTATTAGGTGCAGGTGTTTTTGTACATAACTGCCATAAAACGGTTCGGAATGCTCTTTTGGAACTTCAACAATTCAAAAGTATTAACGGTCGTAAATTCCCAAATCTTAAAATTATTTGGGGTGCGGTAAATCCTGCAAAAAAAGAGGAAGAAGATGCAGATTATGATGTCGAGGAATTAGACCCTGCACAATTAGATCGTTTTCATATTATTGTTGAGTTGCCTAATTCTCCAAGTCTCAGCTTTTTCAAGAAAAAATATGGTGATTATAAGGCAAAAATTCTTTGTGATTGGTGGGCAAAGCAACCAAAAGAAGCACTGAAAATTCTTAGTCCTCGTCGTCTTGATTATATTGGTGAAAGTTTCTTAAAAGGGTTGGATATCAAATATCTATTGCCAGAATCTGCTAATGTTCGGGATTTAGTTCAACAGTTATCAACTGACGAAACTGTTGTGAAAATTAAGCAATTGTTAGAAAATCCAACTGACGATGCTATGAAAGAATTTTTATCCAATGATGATAATTTCTTAAAGTGTAAAAATGAATTACAAAATTCCAAATATTGGAAATATTGGAAATATATCAACAAAGAATTTGTTTCTCAAGAAATGAAAGGAAACACGAATTTCGAAAATTATATAATTTATAAATACATCTCTAATGATGAATTTTATAAAGATATTGTAGATGATGCAATTAAAACCGATAATAATTATAAAATTGGTTCAATAATAAAAATATTACAAACAGAAAAATTTGTCCCTTCAAATGAAACGATAACTAATTTCTTATCAATTGACGAAGTTACCAAAAACTTACCAAAAATAGCAGGTAAGTCTTCCGGAGGTGATAATTTCTCAAATAGTTATCATTTCAACTCATGGTTGTCTTATAGAGAGTTTGATCCTTCCGTAATTAAATTGAATACAAATCATCGAAAAGAATTGTTGGGTAGATTAGAACGTTGTTTTGCTAATGCAGAAAAAGGAAACCCTTACTTAATCATTAATTTTGTAATATCATCATTAATGAGTATGCAACATGCAACAATAAAATCTATAAATAATTATAATTTTGAAAATATTCTCGGTTCAACATTATTATTCGCAACGCGAACTTTAGATTCTGAAAAAATGAAACTTTTGGTCAAAATAGTAATGAACAATATACATAAACTGAATCATGCGGACAAATTCAAAAAGTTTGTTGATTTGTATGATACAATAGGAACAACAGCTAATCATGCAATAGTTCCAGAAGATTTATTGAAAAAAATCAATACTATACGAACCACATTGCAAATTGCAGGAATTGATTTTTCCCAACGCGAACCAATATTCTGATAATTATGGAGATTCTTGAAAAATTAGATATAGCGAAAGAATTACAAAATTTTCATTATTTCTTTCGTGCATTCTGGGATATTGGTGAACCATTAGTTGATGATTTTCCAAACTTAGAAACTGCGGCAATTTCTTTTGACCAAGAAGGGAACAGTATTCAATTTTTAATTAATTCCAAATTCTGGGAGTCATTAAATAGTTATAACAAATCGTTTTTGATTTGTCATGAAATGAGTCATATAGTTTTTGACCATGGTCTTCGATTCAAAGAACATTTAAATAAAAAAACATTTGAAGATATTAATGTTGCTGCGGATATTGTTATTAATGAAATGTTATGTGATTCATTCGGATTCGATAGAAACTTACTAGACGAAAGAATAGGCAAAAAGGGATGTTGGATAGACACAGTGTTCAAAGATATAACTGTTCTTAAAAAACAAACTACTGAATATTATTTTAATCTTCTTCTTAAAAATCCATGTAAAAATGAATTATTCAGAATGGATGAACACTTTGTTCTGAGTGATGAAGAACTGGAAGAAATTAAAAATCAAATGAACGATGAAGGAATTACTGATATATTAATATCTGGTAATTTAACTGGAAAAAATATACCAAAAGAATTGTCCGATGCTTTAGAAAAAATTGCTGGAGCGGGTACAGGAAGTTATCATTCGGTAAATGCTAAAAAAGTAACAAAGAAAAAATGGGAAACTGTTATTAAAAAATGGGAGAATAATAATATAAAGCATACTCTCGACACTGAAGAACGTTGGGAGCGAGTTAATAACCGCTATATTAACGTTATTCCTGATAATATTAATTTGCCTTCATCGCAAAAAATATTCAACGATTTCAAAGAAAAGGATATGATTTCTGTTTTCTTCTTTTTAGACACTTCAGGTTCTTGTATAAGTTTAGGAAACCGATTTTTTGCAGCAGCAAAAAGTTTAAATCCTAAAAAATTCAAAATCAGATTATTCTGTTTTGATACAAGGGTAGAGGAAACATCCCTAGAAACCAAAAGAATTTATGGTGGAGGAGGAACTAGTTTTAGTATTATAGAATCTAAAATTCAAGAAATTATTAAAAAAGATAAAATCAAGTATCCAAAAGCAGTGTTTATTATAACTGATGGTTATGGTAATAATGTAACTCCTGAAAAACCTGAAAAATGGTATTGGTTTTTAACATCAAAATTTACTCAGTATATTCATAAAAAATCTAAAATATTTAATTTAAAAGACTTTGAGTAATTAAAATTGATTTTTATCATTTATTGATGATATATCTCCATTTTTAACATCTTCTTCGATCTTTTTCTTTAAATCATCTAATTTATTTTTCTCTTTTTCTCTCTTAGAATGCTCGACTTCTTGTTTTATGAAGTCGAGCATTTCTTTTATTAGATTTATAACATATAATAAAGATTGTATAATTCCCATACTGTTACTTAGATTGTATTTATTATAAATACTCTTATGCTTCCAAATTGTCAGAAGGTAGAAATTAAAAAAATGCCTCACACGCATTTAGCCACAGATATAACTAATTTTACATCTGCGGTTTGTGCGGTTTTTATCAATAGTACAGAATTTCAAGCAATTTATACCACAGTAGAAGACAACTCCGCAAATTGGTATCAAAATTTAACTTATAATCCTTCCAATTTTCGTCTTTCTATTTCAAATGGAAACAGTGTTAGTTTATCATCACTAGTAATTAGCAGTGGAAGTATTGATGCCATCATTACAGGAATCGTATTCTCTAATTCAGGATATTGGGATAGTACATACAATGTTGTATCATATAATTCAGGATATTGGGATAACACGTATTCAGTTGTTAAAGATTTGAGTAGTACATGGAATACAGTTACTAATAATTCTTCATTAATAATTCCTACAAATATTTCGAATGGAGTTGTTTTTAAAACATACGATTCTACAGTAAAACCCTTAAATATGGTTTTATTATCTGCAATTACAGATACGACTCCGACAAACTTATCAATACATTGGGATGGACCTGTTGACAAATGGATGGGTCAACCATTTGTCAACGGAAATGCAGTTCCATTAAGTTCTATAGATTATTTAGGAACCACTTCTTTTACACGAAGATTTTCTGCAACAATTCCAGTATTATTACAAACCGGAATTAATATAATTCCTCTGAAATTAGAAAATTATGAAAAAAATTTAAGAATAGATTTATTAGGTGCTGGACCGCAAATAACTAATGTAACTTTTGGATTATATCCGGGAACTCAAACTGAATTAAAAAATGGCGACTCCATTTCCATGACAGTAGAATTTGATTCAGATGATGCGGCGGAAATTCAAACTTTTGCATCAAATAATATTTATGCATCAACATCTCAGAATTATTCCATTACTACTGTTAGTAATTCAGCAACAATTAATATAACTATTGCAACAACTACTAATTCTTTGCTAACTCTTCCAGTTCGATTGAGAGCAAAAAATTCATTTGGAACATATGGGGATTATGTAATCAGTAGTGAGACGCTTTTTGTTAATAATGTTTCTCCTACCTTTGGAGCATTTAGCGTAACTTATCCAAATACACAAACTGCATTAAAAGGAACAGAAAATGCAACAGTTTCTTTAACTGTTTCAAATCAGGGAAATGATCCAATATATTTTTATTCTTCTCCTAATAACAATTTAACTATTATAGATTCTTCAACATATAATTCGTATAAAAGCGCAACTTGTAACAATCCGGGAACTTACAATGTTGCTGGAGATGGTGGTGTAACTAACTATCGTTTAACGGTAACAAGAAAAGAAAATAATAAATCTGCAACTTCTGATAATATTGTTGATATTGCCGACATTCCTGCAACTATAACAGTATCTGAACCGTCTTCTCGTCTTCGTTCCGGAGGAACAAATGGAACATCTTCGCAACAATATACAATTACAATAACGTCAAATCAAAGATTATTAAATGCTCCATCATTAACAGAAAGTGTGGGTGGCGGAACATTAATAAGTTCTTGGACATATTCCACAAATGCTAAAACTTTTACAAATACATTACAAGTTCAAGATACCGATAATAAAGGAACATTTAATTGGAATAACTTAGTTGCAACCAACAAAGCTAATACTGTTACATCTGTTATAAATGGAAATTCTAATTATGTATTAGGTGGTTATGTAATTCGAACTTTAACATTTTCATCACTTTCAAGAACAGTTGGAATTGGAACTCGCGTTGCAGATTCATCTAAAGTTACAGGAGATGAATCTTTTCGAGGAACGGTGACTTTATCAGCAATTCCGAATGGAACAATCTTAAATCCTGATATTAATACCGGAATTAACATTCCTTCAAGATTTACAATAGTTAGTTTATCATCACTAAATGTAGTAAATAATAATGGAGATGCCATATTTTATTTAGATCGTGTAGCTGTAAATCAGAATATCGGCGGCACAGCATCGTTTTTAACTCAAGAAACTATTTAATTTATGGCTACCTTTCAAGAATTTGTACAAACTGAATTACCTCTTAGACAAGTTGTTATTTTCGGTTCGTTTAATCCAACAATTAGTGGTCAGAATGCATCAATAGGTTCTTATTTTTTAGATAATTCTGTTGGAAGCGGACCATATATTCGATACGAAAAAATTGGAAGTAATTCGACGGATTGGAGAATTGTGCCTCCTAGTGCAACTGATATATCTGGATTAAACACAATAATTGGATCATATTCTGCAATTTGGAATAATAATGTTATTACAACAAACACTGTTTCAACTGTTGTATACGAAACATTATATTCTAATATTGATAGCACGAAAAATTCTCTTCAAGAATATATCTCATACGAATGGAATCCGAATATAGTAAAACAAAGTTCAACAATTAAATTAGCAAATGGAAAAATTTATATGTTGGCAACTTCTGATGGAAGTAGCACAACTCATTATTTGGAAATGAATTTGCGTCCAATTTCTCCATTTTTTACATCAACTTTAGTTAATTATGGAACAGTTGATTCATATAATTTAAATGAATTCAAGTCATGCAAATATACAATCGAAGTAAATGACGCTGTTTTGAATAAAACTCATTATAGTGAAATAAATGTTCTTAGTGATGGAATAGAAGTAGCAGTTTCAGAATACGGAACATTATTCACATCAACTAATGCAATGGTAGAATATGGAGGATATACAAATGGAACAATTGTTTCATTGACTGCAATTAGTTTAATTGGAAGTATGAGTGATAAAACGTTCAAAGGAATCCGCACGAATTTCTTTTGAATATATAAGTAAATATAATTATGGCAATAAATTTAACGAATGATTTTCGTACCAAAGGTAGAATATATGGTGAAAAAGGTGCTTTTTTCGCACCGGGTACTGATGGAACGGGAATGAATACAACTGGTAAAATTTTATCAGGTGGTATTGACTTATTAACTATTTTCTCTGCGGCATTGTCAGGGTCTACAGGTGATTCGATGTTGACATTTGGATCAAATTTAACAGGTGCAGCAGCATATAAACCAACTGGAGGACCAGTAACCGTTGGAGTTAGTTTTAATCCGACTTTCGGATCAGTTAGTGCAACAACTTTTGTGGGTGCATTAATTGGAAATGCAACTACTGCAAGTACATGGGCTAATTCCAGAACTTTTACATTTGCAGGAGGAAATGTTACAGGATCTTTTTCAGCGAATGGATCGGGGGACGTTTCAAACATAGCACTAAACGTATTATCAGTTTCTTCAACTAGATGGGATAGTGTATATACTAGTTATAATTCAAATTCAGGACAATTTATCACTTCGATAGGTTCAGGCACTCAAGGACTATTACAGATAAATGCAATAAATGGAGGAGTTGACACTATTGATCTTACTAATTTAGGTACTACTGACTCACCTACATTTGCTAATATATTAATCAGTAATAATGCAACAATTGCGGGTAATTTATCCGTTCAAGGAAATCTAACATTTTTAGATACAATGGTATCATTGACTAGTGCATTATCTGTTGTAAACACTGGCACTGGTCCTGCATTATTTGTTCGTCAATCAGGTTCTACACCATTAGCACAATTTGTTGATGCAGAAGGAGGACAAATATTATTCAATAATAATGGAATAGTAAGTATAGGGACGACCACTACCACTCAGTTATTAAATGTTGGCGGAAATATATTAGCATCAAACATTACTCTATCAGGTTTGCCGTCCAATTCAACATCTAATAGTCTTGTGGTAAGTGGAACTGGAGGAACGTTAGGTGCAAGAAATGCAGATTCTAGAATTTGGGGGTCAACATTAGTGAATGGAAGTATGACCTCTGGACGCATTCCTAAAGCAAGTGGAACTAATGCATTAAGTGATAGTGTATTATTAGATGATGGAATTAGCGTTAGTATAACAAATAGTTCGCTCTGGATGACAGTTCCGGAGTTACGTATAAATAACACCGGAGGATATCATACTCGCCGTGATACTTTTGTAGGAATTGCTAATATTAGCGGAAATAACATTGCAACTTTCCCTAAAACAAATCTTCAATCCGTTAATATGACAGTTACCTTAATTCAAGGAACAACTTCTCATACAGTGTTTAATGTATTAGGAACAGGCAATACAGGTCTAGACATTATAAAAGGTACAGTGTATGGAATTGTAGATGGAACAGGAACATCACAATTAGTGGATGTCGATTTATTTTCGTCAGGGGGTAATATAGTTTTAGCAGTTTCAGCAGTAAGCAATAATACAAATGTAGTAATTGATGGAACTGCGGTTTATTCAGGTACAACTACATAATAATATGGCAGTTAATTTATTACCATTCAAAGTTAATCAAAATGCAACAGTTCCGAATTCACTTTCGGTAGGTGGTCATTTATCTGCATCAACTAAAGCATTCTTAATTCCTCATCCAAATGATAAAACCAAGAATTTACAACACGGTGCAGTAGAATCTCCAGAATGGGGAGTTATATACAGAGGAAAGAGTGCAGATAAAATATTAATTCTTCCTGATTATTGGGAAAATCTTGTTCATGAAGATTCAGTAACAGTTACTTTAACACCAGTTGGAAAATTTCAAAATCTTGTTGTAAAAGAGCAAAATAACAAATTTATAAAAATTGGTGGAGTAAAGGGTGAATATAATTTTATTATTTGTGGAGAAAGAAAAGATGTCCCAAAATTACAAATTGAATTACCATGTCCTTAATAATCAATCCTCGTATAGTCTCTGATGGTTTAGTATTAGCATTAGATGCAGAAGATCCGAGATCATATCCAAGAACTGGTGCAACGTGGTATGATAGAAGCGGTTTAGGGAATAATGTGCCTTTATCCGGAGGTCCAACTTATAATAATGGAAGTGCATTAAATCTCAATAGCAGTTATATTTTATTTGATGGATCAAATGATTATGCCAGCATCTATGCTCCAAATTTAACAACAGTTGCAACAATTGATTTATGGGCACGGTTTAATTTTGCTGGAAGTGTATACATTCCTTTTTCTTGGAATTTTTATAGTGTTATGAATCATGGTGGATTAAATGCTATAGGCTTTAACACAGGAAATAGTGATTTATATGGCTGTTCCAATGCTTCTTTAAACGGAGTATGGAAACATTATGTATTTGAAATGCGTAGTGATGTGTCATATACTAATAATAAAATTTATATTAATGGAATATCTCAAAGTTTATCACAAATTGCAGGAACAGAAGGAGTAGGATTCCGAACATTCAATAGTGGAATTGGAGAATTAGGTAGATATAACGGAAATGATGGATCGTGGGCAACATTGTATGCAGGATCTTTCCGAATATATAACAGAATATTATCTCCAGCAGAAATTCTTCAAAATTATAATGCAGGAAGAATCCGTTACAATCTCTAAAATAGAGAATAAATAATTAAAATGGCTAACCTTTTAATTTCTCCTGCTTCTGCAATTATATCTTTTAGTAATGACTCCGCAGGATCATCAACTTTTCCTTCATTAACTGCAAGTTCACGTTTAGTTTTTGATAATTTTGGAGGATTAAATATAGTTTCTAAAGTTCCTACCACTTCTAGTACAAACCGAATGTCTATTGAAGGTAGAAGCGGAATAATTTATAGTGTTACAGAAGAAACAACTGGAACATTATTATCAATTAATGATGTTGCAGGATTGCCTATATTTGAAGTAAGGTCAGATGCAAATGATACAATAACAATGGGAACTGTGAATACAAATACATTTGTGGTGGTAAATTCCACAGTAAATGTTGGTTGTAATGTTCCTATTTTAAATAATGCACGATTTAGTGTATCAGGAATTGCCGCAGTTAGTAATCAAATAGTATTTCAGGGAACTAATAATTCAACAACTCCTACATCGGGTAATGTAGCATTATTTGCTAAAACTGATAATAAAATATATGCTAAAACTGCTGATGGAATTGAATCAGATTTAACTAGTATTGCTAATCAAAGTTGGTCAGCATATAATGTAGAATGGACGGCAGCAGGAGGAACATCCCCTGTAATTGGCGACGGAACATTACTAGGAAGATGTCGAAAAATAGGGAAAACTGTTTTTGTAAACATAAAATGGAGTGCAGGAAGCACTACTACATATGGTTCACCAGGTCAAGTATGGAGATTTAGCTTACCTTTTAGTGCAGTTAATCCGGATGCTATTTTATTAAATGCTGCATTATTGGATAATGGTTTTGGATGGTATCAAGGTACAGGCGTCGGAACGTATGCAGGTTTAACAGATAAATTTTCAATTATAGTTAATAACAACACTGGAGCAACTTCTATTCCAGTTATGAGCGGAACGCCTGTTGTATGGAATGCAGGTGATGCTATAATAGTCGGGGGTTCTTATGAAAGTGTATAAATAAAGAGTATGAACACACTCGCTGAAATCTTAACCAACTCATATACTAACCAAGGAGTACAAGATTTAAAAGTATTTTTCGATTCTTTTTTCTTTAATTTAAAAGTGAAAGATAATTCCAAAAATTATAATTTAATCTTAATTGAAAAAACCTCTTTTGATTATAATACAGAAAGTATTGAAAAAATTAAAAATGGATTAACTGTGAATTTTGGTGATACTGGAAGTGACAATCCATATGAAACAAACGGCAATTTTTATATAGATTCATTTTTAGATTCAAGATATAAAAATGTATTATTAGTTGGAACGAGAAAAATGAATAATGGTAATACGATTCCATTGATTTATAATTATAATATCAATTCTCATTCTGTAAAACCTGTTTATCCCAAACTTGAAGATATAACTGAATTTAATTCATTTTCAAATTATACATTTAAAACAAATTCAATTCCAGTTGCTAAGTTTAGTAAAAATAAATTATATATTGCATTTCAAACAGAAAATAGTGATTCTGCCTTTATTAATAAAATGGTTTTTACTGTGTATAAAGACAAAGTTAAATTGTCTTCGTATGATGTATATAAATATGATAAAACTAAGAATATAGATTTAAACGAAATACTTGATGGAACTATTCATTATTCATTTGGAAATTATAAAGGAATTTTCAAAAAATTACTTGATGATGAATTTAACTATGATCCGTATATTTTTACATTTCTCGATTTTTCAGAAATATTTGCACTTGATGATGGAACCACTACACTAGGAGCAGATTATTCAGTAAAAATAGAAAAAAACTCTTTAGGACTTATCGGAACATAATTGCATAAAAAGATAGAAAGGATAAATAAAATTATATGTCTCAGTTAGTAAACTTTTCAAGTCTCCAGAGTTCGTCAGCATTAACATCTGGCGATCAGATATTAATAAGAAAAAATAACTCTTTATCCGGTGCTCAAGGATTTGCGAGAATATCTTTTACTAATTTAGAAAAAAGTACAACGGTTTATTCAAATGTTAACACCTTGTCTACTCAGATATTAGCATTATCAACTTATTGGTCAGGAGGTTCAAACGCATTTGTTGCTAATTACAGTGAATTAAAGATTGCGGTCGCCAATCCTAGTGTTAACACTATTATTTTAGGAGCAGACATATATTTTGATAACACTGTAGCAGATTATACTATTCCACGTCGTTGTTCAATCAATTTCAATGGATATAAATTTGTCAGAAACGGTGCAGTACGTTTATTTATACAAGGTGAAGTTTTAGCAAGTCGTGTTCAAATTTTTGACAATTGGAGTGCAGGAGATATATTAGGAACATTTAAAAATTCTGAATTATACCCTGAATGGTGGGGATTACAAGGAAGTAATGTAGATGACGGACGACATGATATTGCTATAAATTGTGCAATAAGAACTGCTAATAGTTCATTTAGTATTGGTAGAACTATTAGCTTTGCAGCAGGAGATTATTATGTGGGAAGACCGTTAGATGGTACAAACTTAGCAATTCGTTTTAAAGGAGCAGGATCAGGAGCAACAAGAATACATGCTAGTAAATTATGGACTTCTTTTACTTGGAAATCCACTACTCGTTTCCGTTATTGGAATGATTTTATTAAATATCAAGGAACTACATTCTTTACTAGTGCTGGTCCTGTAGCAAATGGCGTGAGATTTTTAACAACTCAAGGTGGTTCATTAGACTTTTTATCAGGTGGAAGAGTAAGAATAACAAATTCTCCTTTATATTCGGGAGAATGGGCTATTGTAGGAGCAGATAGTACAACTTCATTTGTGTTAAGCGGAATGAGTTTTACTGGAACGGATGGTGGTATTGCATCTCCTATAACAGCAGATTCTGAAATGGATACTGTTGAAAATGCGGATGCAATTATATGGATTGGTGGAGGAATTCCTGATTATTGGGGTCCGACTGATGCATATGCTCGGTATTGGAGTGGTGTTGAGGGAATGACAATACTTGGAACGTGGGCAATGATAAACAATCCTACAAAACGTATTAGTGGTATTTCTTGGGTTGCATCTGTTGAAGAATTGACTCTAATTAAAGATGTTGATATTCAAGGATTCTCTGGAATGGGAATTGGAGGTGGTATGTATGATGAATTTAATAATAGTGATTCGGGTGCAGTATATAAACAAGATGGTGGTATGGTAAACGGATTATCTATTCAAAATTTCTGGATAAAAGAATCTGGAAGAAGAGGATCAATTCCAATTTTCCTAAATAAAAACACTTTTTCCTGTAAAGTAAAAGAAGGAACTATTGATTGTACTACTGCAAGAAGTGTAACTGTTAGCAGCGTAAATTATCCATATGCTCGTACTTGGCCTTTAATCGGAATTATGTTATATGGTGGAGTAGGAACTACAGTGGAAAATATCCACTTAGAAGGAATGCGAATTGGAATATATGTTGGAACTAATAATAATGGATCAGAAATGGTTCGAATTAGTAATATTGATAGTACCCGTTTAATGGATGCAAAAATGAAAGATGCAGACCAATTTTTAAATGGTGATCCGCAATTTATGCCACAAACTGCTCCACCTTCCATAGCATATCAAATGCTTAACGAAACTTTTGGATATGTTAACCAATTTAAAGATGCCGCATTTGTACCAGCAACTTCTGGATTTCATCCTTATCAACTTCCGGGTGGAGTTCCGGGACCAGGTATTTGGCCTATACAAGTGCAGTATAGAGGATTAGGTTCATACTTATTCCGTTATAGTGCATTAATCGCATTAGGAACAACTTTTGAAGGCGAATCATTGTATGCTGCTATGAATTATCCTAATAATTATATGACTTGTTTGGATGTAAGAAATGTAGCAACTTATGCTCAATATGCAATAAGAGATTTACCTTATGGACAAGATATCGCAACAATTCCTAACAAAGGAAGATTCCCAACAGTTGGGTATTTCAGCATAGCATCTTATACTAGAGGAATAACATTTGGTCTTCCAGTAGGAAACTCTGCGGGAGGAGTATTTAATGAGTACCCAAATAGTACATGGAATAAGACTTGGACCGAAGGTGTTAAACCATTGAGTGCATGGGATAAAACATATTATCAATTAATTTACTAATTCTCATACAGTAAATAATTAAAATGACCGAACCAATTTCTGCTACTCTTGTATATGCATTAAGTTCAATTTATAAATCAGAAACTCTGAATTTTATAAATAGCGACCGAAGAGTATCTAGTGTAGAAACGACTGATTATTCGACTAGTCTTGATTTGTCATATCCAGAGTTTTCTAAATATGTAACATCTCTCTATTTTAAAGATAGTTATTTTACATTTTTAACAAGTGTAACACAATTATCATGTTATATGAATTCTCTTCAAGGATACGGAGGAGAGTATTATGGTTCCAAGTTTCAAGATTTTACAACCAAGTATAATTGGGTAATTAATAATTTCTCTCAAACATCTTCTGCATTTGATAATACACAATTTCTTGGAATAATTGACCGTGATTCTAATTTTAATTTAATTCCTTTAAAAACAAAAATTAGTATAAATGATGAACAATATTCTACAACTGAAAATTATAAAAAATATGAAAAGATTTATGATTTAAATGATTCAATATTTTTACAATTTAGAATTGATAAAATACCTGTAGAAATAATTCCCGACAAATATAACACAGTTTTCAATTCTTATAATATTCCTGATGTTAAAATCCAAAATAGTGAATTTATCAAAAATGGAGCATTTGGCGGAAATTGTCCATTAAATTCTGATGTTATCTTTTTCGATACTAGTGAATATGGAAAATATACTAATAACGGAACAGAAAATAAAAATGTTTTTAATAATGGAACGCTTTTATGTTTATGGTTATCATCACAAAACGTAAATCCAGATTCAGAAAAAATATGGATGGAAAGATGGTATGATCCAAATACTGTAACACAAGGAAATGCATTTATCTCACAAAAGAACAATTCTTCCAATTCTTTTACGTATGTTTTTGATGTTTCATCAAATAAAGTTCTTTCAGAAAAAGAAAAGTTTGTGTATTTAAGATATGGAAGTGAAAGAAACTATACATTCGTTAATTCTCTTTCTTCTAATCTACAATTATCTTTTAGTAGTTGGAATAAAAATTTCAAATCAGATGATGGAAAAATTATTGGATATGTTGTAGGCAATTATCCACTATCATCCAATTCATTAAAATTAGATGGAACAGTTCATGCACACGTTCCACCTGAAGATAATTTATTCATAGAAAGCAATTTAACGCTTGGTTTATGGGCATTCTCTAATAATTGGAATAAGAATGTGGATTCTCAATTTTTTGGAAATTATAATAATGAATCTGGTTATGGTTTGTTTTATAATACAGGAACTCCTAATAATTTAATATCCATTCCTACGAAATCTAATAATTTATTTGCATTAAATTATAAAGGATATAAAGTTTTTGAAAAAGATTTGAAAAATGATTTAAATCTTTCAGCTATAGATATAGATTACATTAAAACTGATTTATTTGGTAATCGTTGGATATACGATTCATTAAACTCTAATGTTTATAAAATAGAAAATGATGATTTGGTTATTACTACTATTGAATTACCTGCTACCGCAGACATTACTAAAATAGAATGTGATTCTAATAATTCAGTATTCTTATTTGATAATTATTCAAAAACATTATCTTCTTTTGATTCTAGTGGTAACTCATTATCAACAGTTTCTGTTTCCTCATATATTTCTAATTTTGATATTGACTTAAATGATAATGTGCTATTTGACTCTGCGGAATTCTTTACAGTTAATAGTAAAAATCAAATTGTCAAGTTTGTTGGACCAACATTATTCATAAACGGAGAACGAGTTTTACATTTTACTGACAAACCGACTACTGTAAAAATAGATAATTATGATAATATATGGGTTTTACAAAATAATCAAATAATTAAATTAGATAGTAATGGGAAAATATTATTCACTAAATCTCTTGATTTATCCTTTAATGATTTTAGTGCAGAAATGGGCTTTGTCAAAAAATATCAAAATAACTCTGAAACGCTGGAATTGTGGGTAATATTCAATGCTGGAAAATATATTATTGTATTGGATGAAAATGGTCGAGTAGTTAGACGAATTGATTTGGTTCCATTATTTGTGGGAGAACAATGTTCACAATTTCAATTGAATATAAAAGGTGATTTCTGCGGCTTTGATTGCCGAAGAAAATATGAAATTGTGGACGACAAAATTATTAGTCAGCAAAATCCCGCATTTTCTGTAAAATTAGGTTTGAAATGCGGAGATTCCAAAAAAATAATTCAACTGCACTCATCAACTAAATATGCTGACAAGTGGACACATTTAGCTTTTTCCACCGAGTATAAAAGAGATTCTACAATAATTAAATTATATGTAAATGGTCTTTTACAAAATTCTAAAACCTTAACAGGGAATTATAAAATAGATTATAGTTACAAATCTACTCCATTTATAATTGGAGGAATTAGCGGAAAATTAGGTGCAAAAAATTTAGAAAAATCAATTTTAGGAACAGGATTTTTTAACGGCGAAATTAGCGATATTAAATTATATAATAAAACATTAAACGATTTTGAAATGCTTAATTTGTCTTTAAATCATTATTATTCTAATTGGAAACCAATTAATCTTTATATTAAAACTCCTGAAATTACAATGATTGAAGAAATTGATTCATTTCATTTGAACCGATACAAAGGATTTAAATCCAACTACTTTAATATCAAAGTGAATAATTTTTCAAATGACGAAAACATTAGAACCGTTGTTAAAAATTACATTGAGGAAGAAATCGAAAAATTCATTCCGGCTAATACCATATTAAATTCGATAAAGTTTGAATAACGCACCCCACAGTATAAATAAAATTATGAATTCAACTGATCGTTTGATAAAATCTTTGCCTCATATCCGAAGTTTTTTCGGTGATGATGATGTACAAAAAAAGAATGATCGCTACGAAATATTCGACAATTCATCATTATCAAAAGAAAAAAGAGTTCAAAGATTATCGGTAACTAACAAATATGACTATGATTTAGAAAATGCTAACGGAGGGTCAAAAATCTCCAATATGTATTATCATCAGTTAATGTATAATTCATCATCAGATGATAAAAAAAGACGAATTGATGATTATCGTTCAATGTCAAATTTCAGCGAAGTCGAAAGAGCATTAACAGAAATATGCAATGAATTTTTCGAAGATGATGACAAAGGTCATTTCTTAAAATTAAGATTAAACGGGGATCATAATAGTGAAGTCAAAACTCTTATCGAAGAAGAATTTTATAAATTTATTGAAATATTTAAATTTGATGAAAAAGGATCAAGATTTATTCGTGATTGGTTGGTCGAAGGAGAATTATTTTTTGAAAACATTGTATCCATGCAAAAACCCGAATTAGGAATAATTGGAGTTACTAGAATTGCTGCCGAACGCTGTGATCCATTATATTATGATTTAGATAACGAATTAATTGATTGCTTTTTATTAAGAGCAAAATCTCCTGATATGTATCCGTTTCAATGGGGGAATTTTACTGCACAAAGTTCATATGGCTCCAATAATAAACATCAAATATTGTTTATGAACGAAAAGCAACTAACTTATGTTGCAAATAATCAATGGAGTGACGGCAAAAAATATAAACTACCCGTTTTATCATATGCACATCGTCCATATCGTCAATTGTCATTAATCGAAGATGCAACTGTTATATACATGCTTGTTCGTGCTCCTGAAAGATTAGTGTTTACAGTGGATGTAGGAAACATGCAACCAAGTAAAGCAGAACAATACATGAAACGTTTAATGAGTCAATTCTGGAGCAAAAAAACTATTGCACAAGATGGACGTATTGAAAATGTTTATGATCCACAAGGCATGTTGGAGAATTATTGGTTTCCTGTTCGTGAAGGTGGAAAGGCTAGTGATGTAAAAAGTGTTGGAGGAGGAAAAGCAAGTCCAGACAATTTAGAAATATTAAACTTTTTTGTACAAAAATTGTATCAAAGTTTAAAAGTTCCTCTTTCACGTTTAAATTCAGAAACCGCATTTTCAGATGGTGAAAGTATTACCCGTGAAGAATTATGTTTTGCAGAATATATTATTAACATGCAAAAATTATGGGCAGCAGCAATTAAAAAATCGTTTATTGTTCATTTGAAATTAAAAGGTAAAAAACTATTACAAACTGCGAAAAAGTTAAACATTGATTATGTAATAGATAAAAAACAACCAGCAAATAGTTTTCAAGTATCGCAAATTTATAAAGACAATTTCCATAATAAATGTTGGGATTATTATGACATGGTATGTGAAGAGATCAACGATAAAATTGAAGAAAATTTCCAAGAATTACAAAATAAGAAAAATCTTATTATGGAAGAATTGGAAAATTGCGAAAGAATAATTTCTGGAATAGAAACAGGATATATTTTTGAAACAGTTGATGTTCAGAAAAAAGTTTACCTAGAAAACTTCGAAAATTTATCAGAACAAATATCTATAATTGAAGAACAAGAAAACAACTTGAATGATGTTAAAAACGACATGACTTCATGGTGGGAACAATATGATTTACGGGAAGAAGATTTGCAAGTAAAATTTGTGGAACCTAGTCAGTTTTTTGCACTAAGAGAACAACAAATTTTCCAATTAAAATATGACAATTTTAATAACATGAGTCAAAACGATTTTGTTTCAAATACTCTTGCATTAAAGAAATATCTTGGATGGAGTGACAAAGAAATTTTAGCCAACCTTGATTTATTAAGAAAGGATGCTGCATTCCGTTGGGAACTTGCACAAATTGAACAAAATGGTCCAGACTTCCGTGAGAAAGCATTGGAGGAATTACAAGGCACTATGGAAACGGGCGCATTGGGCGCAGAAGGTGGGGGTGGAGGATTGGGTGGTATGGGAGGACCAAGTTTACCAACCCCTAGCGCAGGGGGCGCTGGAGGCGCAGATGGAGGTGGTCCAGATTTAGGATCTCCAGATACAAACTTGCCTGCATTTGGACCTCCTGCACCGGGAACAACTGGTGATGCACCACAAGGTGGGGGCGAACCTGCTCCCGATCAAACATAAGAATAAATAATCTTATGCAAGATATAATTGAAGAAGGCAAACAGGAAAGTTCTGCTTTACTAAATAAAACTTTTGGAAATAATGAGATAGTAAAAACTGAAATATGGAAAATTGACCAAACTCCTTCAAAAGGAGATATTCCGTTTATAATTCGTTTTTTAAAAGAAGAGAATTCGGATTTAGATAATATCAAATCTTATTTTAGAAAGTATTATTTATTCAAAAATAGAAATTTAAAAGTTCAATCTCCGTTACAATTCCAAAATTTTTTATCGTGGTCTGAACATTTGGATCATATCGAAACGCTAAACACATTAAAAAAGTCATCTAAAGTTAGCGAAATACAATTTAGTGAACATGATGAGAATAAAATAGCAGAAGACGAAAATGTAATTATTTATAAATCAGAAAGCCAAAAGAATTGTGTAAAATATGGACATGGGTATTCCTTTTGTATTTCTCGTCCTTCTGGTGGTAATATGTATAATTCATATCGACTATCTAAACATTCCTCATTTTATTTTATATTCTTTAAAAAAATTCCCAAAAAAGATGTTCATCATATAATGGTGTTAGATAAAACTCAGCAAGGTTTTGAATGGACCTTTGCCGATAATCATACAAAATCTACAACATGGAATGATATAGTTAGCCAATTTCCGGTTTTACAAAAATATGAAAATTTATTCATCAATAATCCGCTTTCAGAAACTGAAAAAGATATAATCAGAGCAGTCGAAAGATTCCGTCAGGATCAATCTTTGGAGAAATTCCAAACCTTTCCGGAAGATTACAAACAGCAAATTCTAAAATCAGGAATTACTTTAATAGATGATATTTATGTGTATTTAGAAAGTAATAAATTATGGAACTTGATAAATGAATATGTTAGTGTTGGACCAAACCTAACGCCTCTCCAAGTAGATTCGATCAGAAATAAAGGAGGAAGTATATTAACGAATTATTTAAAAAATAGAGAACAAAGTATTCTTGACTTGATGAGGGAACATCAATATCAGTTTAATATCCTAGATAAGAACAATACTACTATTCAAAAAATACATAAACAGAGTTATGAAAGAGCATATAAATTAATAGCAGATGCAATAGAAGACGAGCATAAAGTTATACAATTAACTGGATGTAAATATTTATTCGAACTACCCGATAATATTCCAGATACCGTTAATTATTTCGATTGTAGCTCATGCAATTTACTAACTTTGAAAAACTGTCCAAAGTATATACACGGGGGTGATTTGGGAAGTTTTAATTGTAGCAGTAATAATTTGAAAAATCTGAATAATGGTCCAGAAGAAGTCCATGGTAGTTATATATGTAGGAATATGAATCTACCTTCTTTAGAAGGTATTGCAAAAATTATAGGAGATACATTAGATTGTTCCGATAACAGTTTAACTTCTTTAGTTGGATGTCCAAAATATTTAAACGAATTATATTGTCGTTCAAATCTTCTAACTAATTTAAAAGGTTCTGCAATATCTATAAATGGAGATTTTAATTGTAGCGATAATAAACTCACTTCTCTAGAAGGAATATCCGAGACAATCGGCGGGAAAATACTGCTTAGGGGCAATCCCATAATATTCACGAAGAGAGATATAAATACTGCAATGGAAGAAAGTAGAAAACGTAATATATTAAAATCCGAAAGTTTTCATTATTATTTTTATAATAAAGAGACTTTTGCAACTTTATTAGAACAACATAAAATAAAAAATAACTTGCATAAAATCCCAGAGATTGTATAATACCTCTGCAAGAGGTTAATAACCTAATAAATTATATTTAAAATTATAATATTTCATAAAAGAATAATTTTCTTTTTTAATAGAAATATTATTATAAAATTTGTCAATTGTATGTTCTATTGCTTCTGACACTCTTTGGGTATAATATAAATTTAACCATTCTTTTTGTGAATTATCATTAATAGGAATTAATTGTATATCTATTTCTAATAAGGGTTTATATCTATTATATCCTCGGTCAACGTTTTGTTTAACTTTTACATCTAATTTGTTGATAAATTCTTCTAGTTCACTGGAAGATAAGCGATCTATAATACTTGCATTGGTTTCTGGATTGTGTAAAAATGTGCTATTTTCATATTCAAAAGTTTTTTTCAACGTATTCTTGATTGAATTTTGTAACTCTGATAATGACTCTTCACTAATTACCGGTGTGCTACCAAGCCATTCATCTTTTTTGAATAAATGTATTGAAGCAATTAAATTTTCCGCGAACGTCCAACTTAAATCATAATAATGATCTCTAGGTTGTTGTTTAGAAATTTCTGATTTAAAATTATTAAAACTTTGTAAGAATAATAATGTATTTTTGGGAATTTTTGGAGTGTCCTCATCCTCATCTTCTTCATCATCAGTTTCATTAGAAAAGAAAAAGTTTTCAAAAACGTCATCTACTAATTTTTTTATTTCATCATTAAAATCTTTTGCTTCTGTTGCAACGGCACGAACCCAATCAATATAATTAGTATAAGATCCTCCATTAGAATCATAGCCGTTATCAGTTTCTCCATCATATGATGGACTATTATCCGAGCCACTAAAACTTGCCCCATAGTCATTCACTTCAAAATTATAAAATTTATCGTCTACTTTTTCACTTATAATTTTTCCTAAATCAGTTTCCCAAAAATCTTCGTCTGTTTCCAAATATGGAAAATTCAAAAATCCATTTATAAATGCACTGATATATTCATCTGAATGATCTATGTGTACTCCGCTATATAGAATCTTGTTATTAACATCATTTATAATTTCATCTCCTCGTTTAATATCTGCATCTGAGATGCCCCCTTTTGACGGATAATAATTATATTTGTCTTCAAACCATTCTTTTAAACCGTCGCTAATATCTTCTTCTACGTCTAAAGACCCTTCTCCATATGATTGTTTTTTTACTTTTGTAATATTTAATTCTCCAAGCAGTGTTAATATTTTTTCATGATATTTTTCAAGAGGGGTTGTGTTTGCTCTTCCGTATATTTGTGAACACATTTCATCGTCTTTATTCAACGATGCAGTAATATATGGTCTTCCTTGTCGATCTCTTAAAGAATATAATTTTTCTCCTTCACTTGCATTTCCGCAATGTCCCATAACATCTGCTTCATCACGGCAGTAACTCCTATTAAGATTTAACCAATAAAATCCATCTGGAAATTTGAAGATTACTTTTTCATGAGATTTTATTTCTAATGTTTTTGTATTATCTGCTTTTTTTGCTTGTTCTTCGTGATACTCGTCAGATTTTTGTTTAGCTTCGCTCCAAGAAAGATTAGCTATATTTGATTTATCAGTTCTTTCCGGATCATTTGCCCAATCCATAATATATGCTAACTCATTTAATAAATCATTTGCATTTGCTAATGTTAGGGTATTAGGCTTAACCGGAAGTTTAGGTTTAACTGGATTCTCAAATAAATTTTCAATAACATTTTTAATAGCATTTAATCTTAACAAATAACTTTGATATTTTATATAATGATCATTAAGATATTGATTATCGTCAAAAAATGCGACATTTGCGACAAATCCTGAAAATTTGTTACTAACATCATGTGCCCAATCAGCTAATTCTTGGGGTAATCCTCTTTTAATTAATTGTGGACGTAAATCTTTTTCTAGTAAAATTTGAAAGTTGCTCATTCTTTTATTTAATTACTTATTCCAATAAATAAAGATATGAACTCTACGGCACCAGAAGGTTTTGGCAGCACTCACTTAAATCCACGAATAACAACATATGCGGACTTAGTTTATAGAACTAAATCCTTACTCGGTTGGCCTAGTGCTCCTGTAGAAATTACTGACGAGCAATGGGCACATATTATTGACAAAGCAGTAGAAGATTTTACAGAATTTGAAGGAAATCGTGAAGAAGAATATTTAGTTTTCTGCTCTAATTCTTATAAAAGAAGTTGCGGAGTTAAACTTGATGATTTAATAAATGTTGGTTGTAATCCACAACATTGTTATACAACAACAAGCATTGAAACTGTTACATCTAGTCGCTTAGAATGTCAAACGATTGAAACTGCAAGTGCATACTTATCAGTTTCTCCTTTTGTTTATCCTTCATCATATGATTATTCTAATCCAAATAATTTAGAATTTTCTGGAGTTAGTGGCCAAAATTTCTATCTAACATTTGACTCGGAAAATCCATGGAATGCAATGGAAGTTTGTGCAGCAAATTGTATTACAATTAATCCGATCAATAGTGAATATTATAAACTATCTTCAAACCCAAATTTATCAGGGGTTACTTTTGATTTCTCCACAAACCCGATTTTAATAAATGTATTATCTAGTGTTTCATATGACGTAGAAACTTATGGATTTTCTAATGTTCCGTTGTCTGCATTAGAAAATAGCATCTCAGCAATTCCAATTAGTTATTTTCCATTATCTGCATTTTATCCAGAAAATTCTTTTACAGTTCCAGCAGTGTCTGCATGTATTAATATTGGTGCTGGAAGAGGAATAGTTTTTCCTAATTGTAATACAAATTTAATTAGTTCTTGCGTACCACTTTCTGCACAATATGGATTATCTCCTTTAGAAACATCAGAATTATCAGTTTCATCAAGAGACGTTTCTCAACAAACGCATTTAAAATTATTTGGTGTTCCGTCTTGTACAACTGATGGATCAATTCCGTTGAATAGTAATGATGGAATTGTTGGAACCTTTACCTTATGCAATAGTGCATTTTCAACAAATGGACCACTATTCTTAAAGAAAGTACAATTTTTCAAAGATTATAAACCTCCGGTAGAAATCTTATATTCTCAGAATTGTGAATGGGAAAACAATGGATTTACTTTTTCGCTTTATAACCCTTCTTTAGGGAATTGTGTACGAACAACGCCTGCACCTGTTCCTGTAAATGTAACATTCCAAAAATGTTCTACAATTACAGAAGTTGGAACAGTTACCACAATTTTAAGTAGTAACGTTGATCCATTTATTAATCGCAAAAGAAAAGTTCTTGGTGTTTTCAATGCAGACACTTCTAGCCAAGGAGGTTATTTTGGTGGAGGTGGCGATTTATTATTTAATTTTGATTATGCATTAATGGCAAATACTTTTGGTTATGATTTAATGGGCAATAGAAACATGCTTGGAAAACAAGGTTATGATTTATTAACATATCACATGGCACGTTCTTTTGTAGAACATTCCAAAAAGATTTTGAGATATGTTTCATATCAATTTAATCCAAAAACACAACTTTTGAAATTAATGCCTGAACCTGCAAACAGTACAACATTTGATTCAAGTTCATGCTGTTCAGGAGGTCAAACAATTAATCCAAGATCAATGCAATGTTATATTGTTGGAGTTTATTTGGAACCACCTGTTGAACAAATATTAAGTTCGTATTGGATAAGAGAATATGTATTAGCCTTGGCTATGACAACTCTTGGTCGTATTCGTAATACTTTTGGTGGAGTAACATTATATGGTGGAGCAACTTTACAAGGTGCTGATTTGGTAGCAAAAGGTGAAGAAAAGCAAAAAGAATTGCTTGCAGAATTAAGAGATCAGTATCGTCATGGGAATTCTCCGCCCGGATTCTATGTCGGCTGAATGGTTATAATGCACTTGCAATGTTTTTCGTAGGAATCTAAATAATCGTATGACACAATTTAAAATTCCTCCCAGAAATAGAACATTGAAAGAAGAACATATAATTCCTATAATTGAAATGTATAATAAAGGGAAATCTTTACCTGAAATAGCAAAATATTTGAACTTAAATAAATACCAACCTATTTCCAAATTTCTCGAATATAACAATATAAGATTGATAGATAATAGAACAGAGTATTTTAATAAGAGACGTAAAACGGATAAATTAGATACAAATTTAATTCTATCACTAATAGATGAAAACAAAACCAGAAAGGAGATTGCGGAAATTTGCAAGACATCTATACATGTAATTAAAAGATTCTTAAAAAGACATAATATTCGTATAGCAAAATATGAAATTAAAAAATATAAGGAAGAGTTAATTGATCATAAAGATGATATAATTGAAATATACGAAAAATGTCGAAGATTAGAAATAGTTGCCGAAAAATTTAATTGTAGTCCAGACGCATTGAGAAATTTTTTCCGTTCGATTGAGTATAATTATAAAACTAATAATTATATTGATTTAAATGATCATTTAGAAATGATTACAAAATATTACTATATAGATAGTAAAAATTTGACAGAAATAAGTAAAATATTTAACTGTTCTAGTATTAAAATCAGAGAATTTTTATTAAAATTGGGGTATAATTTACGTACAAAAAGGGAAGTCTTGATAGAACGTAATAAGAGTGAAGAATTTCAGAGAAAAATTATAAGTAGCTCGGGTAAAAATAAAGATTATACCCTACCATCAGGTACTATAATAAAATTACGTGGTTATGAACCTAATTTTTTAGATTTTATTTTTAATAATAAATTATTAGATGAAACTGACATAATATATAAACCAGAAAGAATAATATATAATTATAATAACAAAGAACATTATTATTATCCTGATTTTTTTATTCCTAAATTAAATCTTATTGTCGAAACAAAATCTTCTTGGATTTTACAAAAACAAGGTGAAGACAAGACTATTCAAAAAGAAAAAGCAGTCATAACCAAAGGATATAATTTTTTACTAATCATGGATAATAATTTTGATAAACTGAGGGATTATATCCAAGCTGAACCAATTCTATAAATATTCTTATGACTAAAAAATTTAATAAATTCTTCGATTCAATAATCAGCAGTTTTAGAAATTCTCGACTTTTGTCAGAAGAATTTGATCCTGAAATGGGGAAAAATGTGACATTTTCTACTGATGAATTAATTGAATATGTCAATAGAATTATAAGACGAAAAAATGCAGGTCCAAAGGGATTGAAAGGCGACAATAAAAAGAAAACTGATTATGTGAAATTTCCACACTTACATTCTTCTATCATGAAAAGAGTAGTGATACAAACCACTGATGGGGTACAAGTAGATTTGAATAAATTCAGAGAGATTGTAACCAAAAGACCTGAAAAATTATTAAAACAGAATGAAAAAATGAAAAAGAGTAGCACAGATGATACTATATTTTTCAATACTTCGTTACCTGCATTAAGAGGCTTAGTGGTTGATGAAGGTACGGGCGAATTTAAAATAGTAAATACTTGTCCTTCTGCGGCAGAGTGTCTTTTAAAGTGCTATGCTAAACATGGTTCATACATACTGTTTCCAGAGGTATCAATGAGTTATAATAGAATATTAAATTTTCTTTTTAATAATTCAAAAGGTTATGAAGAGAAATTGATAGGTGAAATTAAACAAGTGGTGAAAAATTTAGGAAATAATAAAAAAGCTCAAATTCGATGGAATGATTCTGGCGATTTACTTTCAAAAAAATATTTTGATATTGTTATGAGAATTGTAAATGCAACTCCAGAAGCAGAACATTATATCTACACCAAAGAAGTTGCTATGATAAAAGCCTTTTCCAATCCTCCAAATAATGTTATATTCAATTTTTCTTTTGGCGGAAGAAAAGAACAAGAAAAATTAATAGATAGAGAAAAAGACAAATATTCCCAAATAGTTGATACAGAAAATGCGACAAAAGAACCTCTACTTAACGAAATAATTAAAAATAAATATATAGCTAGAAAAGATGAGAAATGGGTTTATAATAATATCGGTGCTACGAAAAAAATCATATCAACAAGATTTAATCTTAATGTAAAAAAATTACTAACTGTTGATGAATTAATAAAAACTCCTAAAGGGAAAAATGGAGAATATAATGTAATTGTTCTACCTGGCGAATCAGATTTTCCTGCAAGTAGAAGAGATGTCAGGGGAACATTTTTGATGATTCATTAATTAAAAATATGACAGAAAAATTTGATAAATTTATTTATAGGTTTTTATACGAGTCTTCAAATGACGAATATCTTGTTCTTGCAAGAGAACCAGAACAAAATCATAAAAAATTACAAGAAATTGTAAATGATGCAGCAAAATTAAAAGGTTACACTATTGGTCCAGTATATCATGGAACAACTACAGAGAAATTTACTATTTTTGATCCTGATGTCTATCTTAGTGACAAAGATCAGTTATCTGGACCGGGTATAAATACCACCGACTCTATAGAGGAAGCGAAATTATATGGTTCGAGAATTATATCAGCATTTTTAAATATACAAAATCCTTTAATAATGTATAGAAATATTTATGAAAAAATGTCATCTTCCGAAATGGACGAAATAAATCAATCAAAAGAGTTAGATGTTGATTTAGTGATAAGAAGAATAATTAATGGTTATATCGAAGAGCATTCAATAACGCATCTTCAAATAAAAACCGAAAAAAGAAGTGATGTTGCTTTTATAAATAAATCAGTTGCAAAAAACCATAACATAGAAATAGGGAGAATTGATAAAAATATGGCAAGACAAATCGTAAATGCATTTTTATCAGAAACGGATGGAATCACTATACTTTCAGCAAAATTTGATGTAAAACGCGAATTAGTTAGCAGTTTTAGAGCGTCACAGCTTACTATAATAAAAATACTTAAAAGAAAAGGATACGATGGAGTACAATATAAAGTACATGAACAAGATAAATGGCATACAGGTTTTAATTCAATACATAGAACTGTCTTCGATTCTTCTCAAATAAAATCTGCTGATATTGTAACATATGATGATAATGGAGATATAATCCCTTTGTCTCGGAGATTTGATTCGTCAGAAAAAGATATGAGATATTAAATAATGTTATGACAAATTTATTTGATCAATATGTAGAAAGTATATTAGAATCAACAAGTTTTCTTGACTTGCCCGATTCTCCACCTTATGGTTTCTGGATTTCTCCGGGAGGTGATTTTTTTGTCGTGGGTCGGGAAAGACATGAACAGGTAGCAAAAGAAATAATTAAACAAAATCCTACATTAAAAGATGCATATAAACTTGAAAAACATAAATCATTTTATCATATATACTATTTTTTAACAAAGAGAAAATATATAAGAGTTGTAGAATCACCTTTTAATTCTAACAAAAAATATTATGCAGATTTGTTTGCATATGATCCCGACAATGACAAAAATATTTCATTTGCACCAACCCACTCTTCATTAAAAACACTGAAAGATATCTCTAAATTTTATGGAGCAGAGTTAATTTTATTAAATGACTAATATGACAAATTTATTTGACCAATACGTAGAAAGTATATTAGAATCGACAAGTTTTCTTGATTTACCAGATACTGCACCTTATGGTTTTTGGATTTCTCCAGAAGGAGAATTTTTCACGGTTGCACCACAAAGACACGGAATAGTTGCTAAAGAAATAATATCTTCTTCTCCAAGATTAATAGAAAAATTGGGAGTTCCTGATTTTAAATGTGATGCTATGGATAAATTAACTTCTGAAAAGTATATAAGAGTGGCAAAAATGTCTTCTAAAGAATATACAGCAGATGTGTTTTATTATGCAAACGATGGCAAAAGCACCCCAATTCCATTCGAACCCACAAATAGTGCAAAAAGAACATTAAATGATATTGCAGAATTTTATAATATGCGTATAACTTACATGAAACGATAAATAAAAGTATGACAAGAGATTTTGATAATTTTGTAAATGAGGTAATTACAGAAAGATATAAAAGATGTAAAGGACCAACTCTTCCTGAATTATCAGATAATCCAAGATATGTTTTTAGTCGTTGTGCGCCGAATCCTTATACATCAGGATATAAAAGAGTTTATTACTTAAAAAGAGGTGAACCTCTTACAATGAAAAAATGTAAAACAAATCCAACATTTGGAACGGCTAAATATGAGGAATGTCGTTTGGCAAAATTGGCATATTTGAATAAAATAAAAAAATTAAGAAAGAAAAAGAAATGACTAGAAATTTTGATCAAGTTTGTTTGATATTTTTAACTGAATCCTCTCATAACAATTGGAATCCTGAGCGATTTCATCGTGTAGTTCCAAGAGATTTATTCAATGAAGCAAAAATACTTGCAATGGTTGGTAAATTTGCCCAAGACGTTAATCAAGGTAAAATGCCGAGAGGATTCATCGGCAAACTAAATAAAAAATGGACAGTTGCGTTATCCGAAGATGGTTCGCTTTATATTTCGGGATTTAATTTAACATATAAAGGCAAAAGAGCCGATTTGACAATGAATTACAATGCAGGAAAAATGTATCGGTTTCCTTTACAAATAACCGTAGAAAGTATGAATTTATGGAATGTCAGCGTTTATGAGGAAAATGGAGAACTTGATTCTGATATGAATCAATTTGAAGAAGCGGCTTATCCTGGTAGAATTGACGTGCCCGATTGGTCATCAATTATCGAAGAGTTGAAAAGACTCGGTAGAATTGCTTTGAATGACACTTCAAATCTTGCTCCTAAAGATCCAACAAGAGGATTTGCGAATAATTTTGTTAATGGCAAAATTCGTAATATAATAAATAAGTAAATGAATTTCTTAAATTATTACAAATTATTCACAGAAGGTTTGTCAAGATCAATAATTGTCGTAGATGTGCAACCTGCTTATAGCGGGATATATGACGGAGATGAAAATCCTATTTTTGAAAAAATTATAAATTTTTGCCAACGAAGTTCTGGTAAAATATTAATGTTTGTAAACGCAGAAGAAGACCAACTTACTACTGATACCATAGAAGACATCAAAATATATTGGGAAGACTCCGGTTTTGATGATTGGAATAGAGTAGAAATCGTGGATAAAGGTTATGGTTTTTTAAGAGGTTGGATGGACAATCAAGTATCCGACAGAAGCATTATAAAAGCATTAAGAGAAATGTATAGATTGAGAATTTCGGACTCACGCGAAATAGTAGATTCATTTGATGAAGTAGAATCACAAGAGAAATGGAAGGAGACATTAAATGATCCGAATATACCATCACACGACCCATTATATGTTTTTCCTAAATCTATTAGAAAATTAAAAGAATATCAAAATTCGCTTTTAGTCGGCGGAGGACGAAATGAATGCCTAAGAGAAGTGGAACTTATCATGAACGCTTTTAATATAAAGTATAAAAGAGTGGACGATTTGATTTATGGATAAATAGTTTTATGACAAATCATTTTGATAATTTCGTAGATCAGATATTAGAAGCATGTTGGAAAAATTACCAACAAGTAGGAATGAAAAATAAGAATGGTAAAAAAGTTCCCAACTGTGTTCCTAAAAAGAAAGGTGTAAAAGCTCCGAAAAAAGTCGTCGAAGAAAAGAAATCTCCTGCATGGCAAAGAAAAGAAGGTAAAAATCCTTCAGGTGGTTTAAATGAGAAAGGAGTTGCATCATATCGAAGAGAAAATCCCGGCAGTAAACTAAAAACAGCAGTTACTACAAAACCTTCTAAATTGAAAAAAGGAAGTAAAGATGCAAAACGTAGAAAATCATTTTGCTCAAGAATGAGCGGTATGAAAAAGAAACTTACGTCTGCAAAAACTGCAAGAGATCCAAATAGTAGAATTAATAAAAGTTTAAGAAAATGGAATTGTTAAACAATTCGTGTAACAGTTCCATAATATCCTAGAATGTTATATTTTTCATGAGAAACAGATTTGTGAGGAAAAACTTGACATTTTACAAAAGTTAAGTTTCCGTTTTTTTGATTTTTGATATCAAATTCTGATTCAAACGGAATATCTTCCCGAATACTTTCATTCCATAATTCTACAACTCGTTTGCGATGTTCTTCTTCAACACAAACAAGCCAACCTTTACCATTTAGATTTTCAAAGTCTAGTCCAGTTAAATCCATAAATGCTTTGTTACACCATATTAGATTTCCTATACGATCAAATTCTAGCATACTCGCAGTCATTAAACTAGATGCAATCAATTTTGAACGTAATTCCGCTAAACGAGTATTATCATCAATTCGGAGAATACGATCCATTATAGACTTTCCACTATTGGCAGAGAATTCTTTACTCAACGAATTTATTACCGGAAGAACTCTATCATTAACGGTTTCTAAATTTTCATTTAATTTAGTTTCTAATGTATTTATTTTCTCTACAATTCCTTTTAATGGCTTTATAACCATCTTCCATCCTCCATATAAGAATCCTCCTATAGTAACCGCAGCTACTATAAAATCTAAAAATTTAGCAATTGTGTCAAAATCGAAAAATGCGAAAACCATATAACTATTTATTAATTAATAGGTGATTATATGTTTTCAAAAGGATCAGATAAATCAGCTATTACATTTTCATAAACCTTTGATATTGAACTCAATGCATCACTACAAATCGACACTTTTCCGTCCGGAGATTTTATATAAATTTTACCGTAAGAACTTGGTGCAGGATAGTTTGACGATAAGTTTTCTACGGTTACGAAATACTGATTTCCGTATATATCAGTTTGCCAGTTCCATACATTAGATGTTAATGATAGTTGATTTGTGTACCAGTTATTTGAACAACTTACAAAAAGTTGATTTCTGTAATTTTTATATAAATCACTTTCTTTCCATTCTCCAGTTTCTGTACTCCAAGGAGAAAAACTTAATGGTGTATTATATAAACCATAAAATTCTCTTTTAGTTTTTTCATGAGTATTTGTATAAGGAATAAATGTTTGTTTATTTTCGGTTAATGGTGTTCCTTGACGTTGACCAAGAGAAAAATCAGTTATATATTTTGAATAACTTCCGTTTTTACCGAATGGAGCATCAAAATAATTATCTACTCTATAAACGTCAGTACCAGAAGTATTCGGAGAGAAAAGTGTTCTTTTATCAAAAGTTTCAAATCTATTCATTCCTATTCTTTTTGGATTATAGAAATTCAATTCTTCATCAGTTTGGAGATATTCTATTTTTTCTTCCACTACAAAATTAGACCCTTTTTGATTTAATAAATCTCTCCACGGATTTTCTGGATATTGATTGTTGGAAAAAGATACTGGAACGAATTTGGATTTATCTCCATATGTTATATCTAATGCAGTTAATATTGCAGTATATGAATTTCTTGCATAATAGTTTACAAAAACGGGAATGCCGCTCAACTCTACGTTTAGAATTATATCTGAATTATAATTAGTTGCGGAAACACCTGTTTTAGAAGGAGAACAATAATGATAACAACCACACTTTTCTTTTCCAGAACAATCGGAATAACAAAATGTTTTTTGAACATAACAATTAGATATTTCTGAATTCAAATAATTTAATAATTCACTGCTAACACAAGAATCAAAAGATATTTTATTCCATTTACGAACTGGAGAAACTACATCAAATGTTAAATCCTGACTCCATATAAAACAATCATGAGCACAATTTCCAAATTTATATTGTATTACAGTTTTATCTCCTAACACTATATCAGATGGAGGAGGTTGTGTAATTTGAAGATAATCATATTTTATAGAAAATTGATTGCTATCAATAGATTTATAAAATGATTTGCCTTCACTTTCTCCATAAGAAGCATTTCCCCAATAATTGTTTTCTGCACTAATTGGGATTTTAATTAAAAAGTTGACAGAATCATTTTTATTTGTATATGTAACAAATGAAATATTATTATCATTTGTTTTTAATTTTACATATTCTCCACTTGTTGTTGTAATTTCTGTTCCTTTATAAAGTAATCTTTTCTTCGTTTCATTAACTGTTGAACGATGACGATAATTTAAGAAATCACCAAATTCCAAAATCATATCAGAAACAACTCCTGAGTCTATCCAATTATTATTCTCGTCCTGAATTGCTTTATACCAAGTTGGATAATAAGAAATTTTTTCACAATTTTCATCTGAAATAGTTCCTTTTTCATAAGGTTGATTAATTATAAAGAATGGAGAATCGAAATTGCAATTATTTGCATCTGAACGATAATAAATGTATGATTGACCTTTTTCAAGAACGAAATCATTTCCTTCCTGATTTTTCCAAACACCGCTGCCCCAGCCCAAATCTTTTTCAATTAAATTAGGATAAAATTTTGCACTATCAATGCTATTAATATAATCTTTTCCATCAGTTCCAATCCAAGTTTTTTTATTGAATAATTTTGGATAAACAACATCTTTTACAATAAAATCCGGAAGAATTTTATATTGATTTAATTTTGCGGAAGAATGACCAAAAGGAGAATAATAAATTGCTTGGCAAGAACATTTTTTCCATTTTTCAAATAAATCTTTATTTTTTGAATTTTGAATGTTTTGATTTTCAAAAGAAATTGAATGATCTAGATATTTATATGGACAAGAACGGTCATGATCAAATCCTAAAAATCCACGAACTTTATTGATACTAGTTGTTTCACCATTCCAAACAAATCTAACAGTTTCTCCCGGAGAACATTTGAATGCAGCACTGGATTGGGCACCGCCACTAACATATGACCAATTTGTATAAAATGTTGTATATTCCGGTTCACATCCACAATTTTCTTGATTTGAAGGAGAGAATAATTTTAACGGAACTGCTTTGAGCCATGCAACTTCAATTTCTGGTCCACAAATTGTATTATTTTTAATAATCCAATCAGCATCTTCGATATTTTCCGCAGCTACTGCACCAGAAAAACATTTCTCTACATCCAAAGAAGATAATGCTACGTCTGATCCATTTAAGTAATTAAAGAATAAATCTGAATCATTTTCATATCGTTGAATTGGGAAATATATTTTGTTATCTCCTACAGTTATTGGGATTTGTGTTTGTTTAAAATTATACAACCATGCAACTTTAGATACATTTGAATAAATTGCATTTGATTGCATTTCAGGAACTAAAAAGATTTTATCCGCATTATCAAAATTATTACTTGCATATCCGTATTTTCCTAAACTACTTTCTTGCAAGTATAATGGTTGAACAACTGAAATACTACTAAATGAAGTCCAGTACAATTTATTAACATTTTGTTGAGAGAATGTGAAATCCTCTTCGGTAGGAAAGAATTTCCGGCTTTTTAGAATTGTGTCATTTATTCCCGGACCACTCCAGCTTCCTCCTATTGCAGAAGTTCCATAATCAGAAAATGGAAACTTGAACATTTTACCATCGTTCATTGTAGCAGACATAACGTCTTTTACAACTACGGTATTTGTATCTTGTAACCATGCACCTTGCATCAAGTTATTTCCTGCATTTATAAAAATTAAATCAGAAACATCAGCAGCACTACCACCTGTTGCACCCGTCCAATTTAAATCATTAATTGGAGTGTTTTTATAAATTCCTTCTGGCAAATCAAAAACTGTTGATCCGCTAAACCAGTAAAAAAAGTTGTTTCCAGTTTCTAAAGGAATAGAAATTTCTTTATAATCTTCTACATAATATCCTCCTGATACATATGATATTCTTGTTGAAAGATATTTGCTATATGCTTTTTGCAATAGTTGGTCAACAGTTTCATTGCTTGGTTCGCAAATATAAAGAGATTCAATTGGATCAGATTTAGCGGATAATGGCGTTGAAAATAAATTAAAGCATAAATCGTTGAATATACATGAAAAAGGATTAATTGAATCATTGTCTGCATAATAATCATGTGTATCATATAATTCTTCAATTTCTATTGAAAAGTCATCTGAAATAGAAGAAAAAGAAGGAGAAATTGATACAAAAGGATTTTCACTAACAAAGTTAGTTTGTTCAGTTTTCGTGAATTTTGAAATGATGTTATTTGATATAATCTTTTTCAATCCTTCAAATGAACCAACAAGATTATACTCCAATTTTTTATTTTTCAATTCTTCTCTTTTCTTTACATAAAACAATGCAATATCTTTTAATTTTTTTGCATATGCAGGAATAATTAATGATAAATCCGTTTCTGATTCTAAATCTGCACTAGAATATCTTTGGAATTCTTCATCATCCTTGAATATTACTTGCAACTTTTTTATAAGATTGATATAGTCCTGTTTTATTTTATCTCTTGCTTCCTCATTTCTCTTTTCAGTATTTTTATAAAAATCTCTTACATAATTATTATATTGAATTTCTGCATCAGAAAATGAAATTCCTATATTCCGAGAATTCCACTCCGAGAATGATAACGGTGCATCAGAAACTTCACTTGTTAAACTTTTTGGTTTAGAAATGTTATTCAATATAATTGAAGGCATAACATTATTTATACAACCACTATTCTTTCGACAAATGCCTTATTATTTAAAAATGGAAATTGGAAATCTTTGATTGGAATTATACTGGATGCTTGTGCGACGGTTTGACTAAAATAAACAGGATTCCAATATATAAATCGTAATCCACGAACATAATTTCCGGTAACTTTGTTTCTTGTATAAATCTGGTCAATTCCATCAATATTCAACAAATCAACATTTAGCTGTTGAATGTTGATACTACTTCCAAGAAATAAATTAGAAACATCGAAATAACTAGAAATCATGTTTTGTACATCCTCTTTTAAACTTGTTTCGTTTCTTCTATTATTTGCCTTTTTTCTAATATAAATCTGAGCGTTCTTGATATCATCATTTGTGATAGTTGCATTTACTTGCAATCCTAAATCACAAGAAATATAAACGGGATCAGAAACTATGGTTTCGCTTGTTAATACTTGTTCTTCACGAATAGTGTCCAATATTAATTGTTTTTGAGCAGGAGTTAAATATGATAAACTATTTTTAATAGTTTTAGGAACGACAAAAAGATAAACATTGTTAAAGTTGCATGAATCTGCATAATTTATTTGATTAAAAAGTGCCCGACTTTCAAATTGTGGTTTGGTTAAACCATTATCATAAAAATATTTTATGTATGAATCAAGATATTCTTTATTATTCTTTACAGTTACGTCTTGGATAATATTTGAAAAATTACTCTTTATAAAAGTGGCATAAGATTTTGCTGTAGTTACATTAAACTGTGAACGAAAAGTCCCCGGAGCATTCTTTTTAATAGATGCTATATTTTCTGGTGCTGCATAATAAGTGCTTGGAAATTTGTTATCAAGATATAAGTTCAACATTTGTTGACTAGTTAAATAACTAACATTTTCATCACTAAGAATACTGGTTAAATTAAATGAATTTGAAGGAGTTAGTTTTCTATTAAGTAAACTCCCCACCCCGATTTCGCCACTGCTTCCATTAGAAGACAAATAATAGACCAACACTTTATCAGCATTAGTTAGTTTTTTACCATTGATATCATCACCAAATTTAATTTCATAAATTTTATTTTCATTAAATCTTAATTCGTAAACTTTATCAGCATGATTATTAATATATAATGATTGGGTTTTAGTCCATTTTTCCCAAACGTTATTTGTTTGAATATACACATCAATTGCAAAATTATCCACAATTACGGAATCATCCACACTAATATATAAGATTTCATTAGATGTTCCTGTTGCACTATAAATCGGTAATTCTACAAAAGAACCTTGATATAAAACCGCAGAACTATCAATTCCAGATATTTCCTCAGTTGTGGAATTTAAGGATTTTGTAAAAGTCAAATCTTTCCATAAACTATAAACTAATCCACCAATATTCACCGCAGAATATCTCGGAATTGTATAAAAACCTGCATTTAAATTACTTGCAGATAATGAGAAACAAACACTTGCAGTTTGATGCCCAACTGGTTTATAATCAAGTTCTTTAACTATACGATTCATATTTTCATAAACATTAGTTTCTGAAAACTGACCGTTAACGCTATTTTGATTTAAATAATACATTAATAACGAAAAACTCATTGCAATGCTATCGTTTAATGCAGCTAAGTTAGATCCTTCATAATTCTGGTCGGTAAAAATACCAGTCTGATTAAGACGATCTTTAATTTTTTGTTTTATACTTAACCCATCAAAGGCTACATATGCATTTTTCGGTACTGGAAAATCATTCATACTTTTATTTATCGGTTACAATGTTTATACAATTGTATAGAAAGTATTTTGTAACCATTTATCATCGTTAATTATTCCCTCCGTTGGTACGAGTTCCTTTTGGTTGTTTACCTTTGTTATATTCATTATCTAAAGTCTGACCTTTCTCAATTGGACTTTTTTGGGAAAATTCATCGTCAATTGGTAATTGATGAGCAAACATTGGATCAACAATTGTTTTCAAAATACTAACAGGAACAGTAATTGGGGCAGAATATAATCCGGGAGTTTTATGAATTACTACATCTGCTTCTTCAAAATTGTTTGGAGAAATTTCTGAAATATATGCAGAAGTTGGTTTAACAATTTTTAATGCACTAACATACAAAGGTTGTTTCTTTTTAGCAAGGAAAAGTAGATTATTATAAAACTCTGGTCCACGCTTAACTTTTAATTCTTTTGATATATCAGGATCAGATAATTGTTTTTGATCAATCACTACAAAACTTCCTCCACGAATAGATGCAGGATTGTAATGTTCAATGATAGGATCAAGAATTTGAACAGGATCATATTTTTCTAAAATGGATTTGGTTTTATCGTTCATAGTTATATTTACTTATTTTGATTTCCTAATAAATAATACTATAATGATTAATATCTCAAATCTAAGCAATAAAATTTCCGATAACAAAAGTGTTTTTTCGGATCTAGATTTGCTATTAGAGGAAATCAAAGTTTCCAAGAATAAAATTACAAATGACTTTGCAACGGGTAATGATTTGTCAATCTCCACCGATGAAACTGCAATCAAAAATTCTATTCGAAATATTTTATTTCAATCCCGTCACTTAACTGATATGAATGCCAATTTACAAAAATATATTGGTGAACCAATTTCAGAATTTAGAGGATTGTCATTAGGTGAAGATATTGAAAGAGTCTTAAAAATCTATGAACCAAGAATAAAAATTACCAAAATTTTAGTAGGAACAGATTTGGAAAATTCTCAATATTATATATCTATTGCTGCACAATTAGTTAATTTAGGCCAATCTATTAAAATCAATGCAGCATTTAATCGGAATGGCAGTTTTAACTTTATAAATAACTAAAATGATTAATATTTCTCCACTTTCTGGGTATAAGAATACTACAATTTTCACGTTTACAAATTCTGACATTAGCGAGGAATCAAATGTGATATGGGGAGACGACACAACGTCGCAAGGTGCCTCTGCAATGCACGTTTACTCTGAGATAGGGTTGTACTCTGCTTTTGGCGGAACCTGCTCCTCAACGTCAGCATTCAATCTTAGCGTGTATGAGGGAGAATACTTTAAAGACCAATTATTCATTGCTCGTAGTGCATTATCATCATTAGTAACAAATCCTTTTGTTTTCACGATTTATCTTTCAAGTAAAAATCCAACCAATACAATTTTCTTATATTCTAGCGGAAGTAATTCCATTCCATATAATTCAACTAGAAATTTCTGGAGTCATTTAAATCCAGAATGGGAATTTTTATACAATGATTTAGCGGTTGATAGTATTACAATGACGGGAACACCCATCTATAGTGATACAAGAATACTAGGATACTCTGCAATGTCTGTGGTAAAATATAAAGATGATATGCCGGGTAATCCGATTTTATTTTTCACTCTTGAAAATAAAGAATATAATTTACCAACTAATTCTAGAGTTTATGCAGCAATTAGTCATAGTATTTGTGCAGTTGATCCAGATAAATTAATTATAACTAGTGACGGAATTAATCCTATTAATAAAATACAATGGGCAGACAAACAAATACCATATGTAATAAGTGTCGGCAGTTCAATTTTATCATCTGATAGTATTCTTCATTATGTTTCGGGAAATATAACAAATGTGAAAATGAGTAGCAATTGTTATAATTTTAATTTGAGTAGTTTTCAATATAATGTTTCTCCAATCTTTCTTTTTGATGAAAATTGTTTTTCATCTGGTGGATATTTATTATCAACGTTTTTCTATCCAAGTTCTGCATTACCTCCAATAGAAATATCAAATGATCTGGATAGTTGTAATTCTAATTTTGATAAAATTGAATTTGTTAAAAATAGAAATTCGCCAAAGAATATAATCTTATCTGCAACAGGAATTTTTAGTTATAATGATAAAACATTTTCACTGTCTGGAATTTCGAACACTTTTGATATTCTTGCATTTGAAAATCGTCATCAATTTTATAGAAAGGGAGAAGATTACAATGTTTATGAAATATTAAAACAAAGTTTACCATTTGATTTAAACGAATATTCTAATTTTAATAGTTATTTGAGTGCAATTGCAGGAGAAGGAGATTCATTAGGTAAGGTATATGACAAGATTAGTAATTTCGCTCTTGACCATTCTGATATAGATGTTTGCAACATAGAATCCATTTCTGACAAATATGCTAAGTTTGATGATTCTTTGGAAGATTTTGGTTTAGAATTTCCAGAAGAACTTCGTCGATTATTCCATTTCTCTTCTATTCCTTTACAAAAATTAATTGGAACTCGTTGTTCGTGTAATACTAATTTTATAAATTGTGCAGGTTGTCAAGCAACTAACATTTGTACAATATGCAAATATGATAAAAAGAGTAACTTAGGAGAACAAATATTATCTAATAGTCTTTTAACAGTTGGAGAAACAATTCTTTATAGAGAAAATGGATCAGAAGTTTTCAATTTCTTATCAATAGAGGATAATGGCAAACAACAGTTTCCTTTAAGTGAATTAAACATGGAACCTTTTTATTCAAAAGGTTTGTTTAATTATTGTTTTTTCCGTTGGAATAAAACTCCTCAAAACAATCCAATACAAAGTGTGGTTAATTATAAAGACAGCAGAAATTTATTAAATCCCGCATTGTCATCAAACAGTGATTGGTATAGTGATAATGGAATAATTGAAGAAATGTTTAATTATGTATTAACCAAAAATTTATTATAAATAATTTTATGAACTTTAAAGAATATTACAAATTATTTCTAGAAAATTATGCAGAAACCGATTTAGACTCTGCATATGAATTATTCAATAAAGAATATTTAGCTACTACTGGAAAAAGTTGGACAAAGGAAAAATTCTTACAGCGAGCAAGTAACTGGAAGTTTTATGGAGATTCTAATGGTTATGTTGCATTGCGTCCTCAACGGAGTGGGTTTTATAAATTAGTTGGAACTGCCGGAAGCAATAAATCAAAATATAAAGCATTCTTAGAAATCGAAAGTTTGAATTTGCCTGTTTGGGGAATGGTTAGTAAAGAAGTAGCGAACTTATTACTTAAAAGAAGTTACCGAATGCCTACAACTGAGGAAATAGAATCTTTGAAAATTCTGTTAAGTGGTAATTATATTTTAGGAGATGCAAAACTTGTAGAACTTTTACCAGATGGTGGAATAATTTTGGATTATCCTGATGTAGGAAGAGTTGTGAAATATTTTGTAGGTTCTGAACCATACTGGGAAAAGTTAAAAACCTTTATGTAATTCATAACTTGGTATGAACGAAATAATATTTAAAACTTTCACTTGCTAAACTTTCTCGTTCTCTTGACTCTGTGTGTCTTCTAAGAATAGCATAAAAATATTTATCTTTGTGCAGGAAAAACGAAGAATGTCATCCAGTCTTTTTTAATAAGTAAAGTTATGCAATTCAAATCTTTTTTCAAAATTTTTATAAACGAAAATTGGACCAAGCGAGTAAGTTCTAAAGATTTTAGAAAAATATTAACAAAGTATGCAAATGTTCCAGATGCAATGTATTCATTCCGAAGCTATATAAACAAAAGCGCAGGAGTTCAAGTTCAAAAGATTAATCCAATGATTGGTATTAATCCGAAAAACTCTTATAGCACACCAACTGGAATATATGGTTATCCCGTTGAAGAAACATTGGACAAAGCATTATTGAATATTTTGGAATTTGCTAGTGATCGTCCTATTTTAGTAGTTTATAAACCTAAAAAAAATGCATTTGTAGTTCGGGCATCTACTTTCTCCGAAGAACAATTAAGGGAAAAAAAGTTTCTTCTGGCAGACCTTTTAAATAGCTCATTTGAACAGATACAAGAAATTGCAAATTTAAATATAGTTAGTGCATATAAAAAGAATCCTGCACAAGAAATATGGAGTTTAACAAGATTGTTATCTAAACAAAAAGTAAATGCTTGGGCAAAATTATTAATTGATATCGGATGTCCAATTTTTATTGATGATATTGGTAGTGGATTTATTCATCCAAGTGAACCAATTCAATGCGTTGTATTTGGAAGACAATTTGTGGAGATAGTTGATGTTGTTGAAAATTTGAAATTAACTCCGGAAACAAATGAAAAAGATGACACTTTAAAAAATCTTTATATTCAAATAAACAAAATCCAAAATTCACCAATTTATCGTGAAGGAGATGTTGAGTTACTTGAAAAATATTCTCGTAGAAAAAATGCATTGTTAATGAACCTTCAGCCTTTCATCATTGAACAAAAATTAAATCTGTGGGAATGGATTTATACATCAACCAGTTTACCCGTGGAAAATTTAAAAGTGGAAAAGACTGCATTATCTTTGGAAACAACTAATAGACCAGAAATTTTAAAAATAATAAATAAAATTATTATTATATCAGGCAGAGATTATAGCCCTTCTATCTCACCAGAATTTTTTCAAAGAGAAGGGTTATTTTTAGATTTTTTATTAGAATCTTTGGATCTGAATAATAAAATTAAAAATCTCATATTTTTATTGGAAAAAGTCGGATTTGATTTACGACTTGTAAAAAGACCGTCAAATAGAGAAAAATTCCAAAAGATAATAAAAGATAATAAAACTAAAATATTAAATTATTTAGAAAATTATTTTGAAGAAAATTCTGATTTGAATATAGAAACAGAAATCGGAAAATTATTATTTATTATGAATAATAATTCAATGGATTCAGAAAGTGTTTTTCAAATATTATCAAAAATGAAACCGGGTGATATGGATTTTGTTAGTTATGTATTAAAATCCTTATCAACAACTTTAGATTTTTTAAGCAGTGAAAACAAAAATTGGAAAATTGATTTAGAAAAAGAAAATAAAAAAGTATACAATAGAATAAAACTTTTAATTGAAAAATATTCGGATGTTAATGTAAAAAGTTATTTTCATGCAACCCATTTATCTAGTAATCAAATGTGTGAAAAAATATTTGATGAAGATGATAGTGGAGTCAGCACCCGAATGAATTTTATGAAAAAAATGTTAATTGAGTTTCCATTCAATTCCCAAAGCAGTGTAATTTTATTCAATTTGTTGGCACTAGATAACTCATTAAATCAACACTCAAAAGAAAGTGGTAGCGTACTTGACGGAACCGATTTAGGAAACATTTTAACACAAAAATTAATAGATGAAAATTTAACAAATCATATCACAGAATTAATTGGAAAAGGATTTATGGAAATGTACAGTTATTGGAGAGAAAAGGGAGGTCGTTTGCCAAGAATTATTACTGAATTTGATAACACTGGTATATTCAATGATGATGAATTGAAAAACTTTTTAACAACTGAAAATCTCAAAGAATTAATTAATCACTTGTATATCAACAGCGATTGGTTTGAGGGACTATCCCATAATTATAATACAAAAGGAGAAACTTATGCAGAAAAATTAATTTATAGTTTAGAAAATAACTTGTATTCTTGGGCTAATCCAATGATAGAAAATCATATGGGCAATAATCTGTTCACGAAAAAATTCATAACTAAATTAATGTTAAACAACAAGGAAAAAATATTAGAAAACGTAAAAGACAGTGATTTTACAAATGGTTATGAACTTAAAATATAAAAAGTAAGTAAAGATATGAAATTACTTTTTAAAGAATTTTTCTCGTTTTTTTCCGAAAACTTTGAAAATAGAGAACGTCGAATGAACTCTTCAGATTTCTTGTATAGTTTTTTACAAAAATATAAAAACGAGGAATATTTATTTTTTAGTTTTCGGGATGTTGTAAAGCAACCTGTAGGAAGCGAAAAGGAACTTGTTGATTTTAATCCAAGTATTGGTATTAATCCGAAAAGCAAATACAATACTCCAAACGGAATATACGGTTATCCATTTTATAACATGGAAAACGAAGTTAAACAAGGTAAGATTCCTTTTGCAAGTAATCGCCCAATTGTGGTGGTTTATAAACCAAAACCCGGAGTAAAAGTAACAACTCCAAGAAATTTCTTGGAACCTGAATACAACTTCTCTATTGAAAAATTAGGAAAAATGTTTAATCTTTCTGAAGAAGAAATTGAAAGTATGTTTCTTTTCGATATTGATCCAGATTATCAAAACACTTATTTGCAAAAAATCTGGAGCTTAACCCGATTTTTATCAAATAAAAATCCCAATAAATGGGCAAAATTATTAGTGGACCTTGATTTACCAATTATTCTTGATGACAGTGGCAGCGGATTTATTCATCCTGGAGAACCACATCAAGTTGTTGCATTTGGTAGAAAATATCTGCAAGTATTAGATGTTAGTGAAAAGTACAAACTGGAAACTTCTCCAACAACATTTTTACAGAATAATTTTAAAAATTTAAGTAAACACCTTCGAATAAAAGATGGAAATGTTTTGTATAATGAACATGCCGTAGAATTTTATAATCACAAAAGAAAATTATTGTATCGTTCCACAAGTTTAAATGAAATACCAATAGATTCTTGGCGAGAAACTATTGAAATATTCATAAGTTTTATTGACGCTGCATTGCCGAGTGCATCAAAAGAAGTTTTACTGGAAACTGTAAGTTTCTTATTATTAGATTTTGAAAAAAATTATATCATTTCATTAATCAATAAAGATACAAATTCTAGTTTATATAATTATTATCAATTGGAAACATACTTGCTTGCACACTATCATAAATCAAATTTTATGAGTGAAGATTTAGAAACGTTTTTAAGAAAAATTAACAAAAATAAAAGTATGGAATTGTTCCAAATTTTTGATTATTCAGAATTAAATAATCTTTTAACTGATTCTATAAAATTAAAAACTTTGGATTATTCAAAATTAGAAAATCAATTCCTTCAAAGATTATTCAAGGATTCCAAAAATCTTATGAGTTTCTTAAACTCTTGTAATCGCTTGTATTCCATGGAAAGTTTCCAAAAAGAATTTTCTATTTTTATTAGCACTCTAAAAGATATTTTCACAAATAAGGAGTTTAAAAATTTCCAGAAAAACATTTTCAAAAGTATATTAACTACAAATGATGGAAGTGCATACTATCTAAAAATAAAAGATGAGAATAGTTTTCTTAACAAAAGCGGAATAAATCTATTAGGAATAAAAGATCAGGAAAAGCAACACATTATAAATGAAACTATAAAAGAAATTATAAATTCTGCAAAAGAAATCGCAAAAGATTTAGATAATATAAAAGGGAAAAACGTTTCAGATGAGGAATATCAGAATATTAAAGATAAACAAAAAGAAAAAAGAGATGCAATAAAAAATCTAGTATATACTGTAGTGGAAAATTTCTTTCAAGAATTTAAAAAAACGAAAAAACTAGATCGTGAAAATCTAAGATTCTTTAATCAGAATATAAAATCATTTTTAAGTATTCCGGTGCGATATGATTCCCTACAACAAATGGAAGATTTATACAGTAATACAAAATGGAATATTGGATATAATATGGAAAATGATTATTTTATATTAATGGATTTATTAAATTATATCTTTCGTAATTTGTCTACTTTAAAAGAAGATGGCGTTTCTTTCTTGGAAATTTTTATTCTTGTAAAAGGAACTGCATCATTCAAAGTTAATGTGCGGGAAAGAATAAAAAACTTATCAATGGTAGAAATGCAAAATCTTTTCAATTTTATTAAAAATAACCAACAGCTTGATAGAGCAAATATATTCAAAATTATATTAATGATGATGAACAGCAGATTTAATAATGATTATTCTTATCTTTCACCAAGTAGTCGTGAATTTGAAAAAGAAGTAAGGGAGTTATACATAAATGAATATAATTGAACTATAATATAAAATTATAAATAATTCTTATCCATGAAAGATTCCTTGAATATTTTTTCCTTTTCCGGTTATTATTATAATTTTTTATTAAATGAGAATCGGGACAAGCGAGCAGAAAGTCGAAGTTATAAAAATTTTATATTAAAATATAAGGATGTGGAAAACGCTATGTATAGTTTTCGGGATTATGTGTCAAATAACAAAACAGAAAAACTTAATCCTCTCGTTGGAATAAATCCAAAAACAGCATATTCTACTCCTATTGGAATTTATGGTTATCCCTTAAAAGAAACAATTTCTAAATTAGAAAAAAACTCTTTGGAATTTGCAAGTGATCGTCCAATTGTTGTGGTTTATAAACCAAAAGCAGGAATTCCTGTAGCTAGAACATCAACTTTTTCTAGAAAAGATTTAAATGAAAAATTAGAAAAATTAACAACTATTTTTCAGAATTCACCTTTTTATGAAAAATATAATTCTCCGACTGAAATAAATTATACCCTATGCGAAATCTGGGAAACTTTTATACAAGCTGAAATAAAACCAAATTATAGAAAGAATCCTCTTCAAACGCTTTGGAGCATTGTTAGAATTTTATGCGATGAAAATATTCATAAATGGGCGAAAATTATGATTAACCTTGGAATTCCTATAATCATTGATGATATTGAAAGCGGAACAATTCACTATAATGAACCAACTCAATGTGTAGTTTTTGGAAAAAGATTCGTTGATATAATTGGTGTTTGGGAAAAACCAACGGATGAATCATCGGAAAAAATAAAAGCTAGATGGAAGAGTTTAATTCGCAACCTGGAACTTAGTAAAAATGATAAGGATTTTAATTATTGGTCATTACAAATTTTACAATTTTTTAAACATTCTCAAAATTTTACAATAACTGAAATTTCTAAAATGATTTATAAATTACAAAGCATTATTAGTAATTTCTCAGAAAATCAAATAGAAACTTTTCAAAAAATGATAGAAACCTTATTAGACCGAAATTACTCATATCATGAAAAGGAACAACTATTAGATGTTATAAGACAAACTGCGGCTTTTTATATTGACCCAACAGATTATGCATGGTCTTTTGTAAAATTCTGTGCGGATTATCTTTTCAAAAAAGCAGAAATAAAAGATATCGAAAATCTATGGACATTTTTATTAAAAAATGATTTTAATGATTTTGATAAATTTCGGGAAAATTTTAAATATCATCCGGATGATATAGTGTCAGGAGAAACTTATTTTATATTAAAAATAAAAGCCCTTTTAAAAGATAAAGATATTTTGGAAAAAATAAGAGAAAAGACATTATCATTTTTAATTCTTAATTATAGTCATAGAACAAATTATAATTTGGAAAAACTAATTCTTTTCTATTTTAGAATTCTAGGAATAAAAAGTGCAAAGGAAACTCTTCACTTAACTAAAGCTATAAGATATAGCAGATCATATAAAGGTAGAGAGTTATTAAGAGTCTTTTTAACAATTCCGAAAAATGAAAAAATGAAAAATGAAACTTTAGCATTAGCAAAAGAAGACGACGATTCAACCTTATTAAAATTTTTAGAAAACATTCTCGTTCAAGAAGAAACATGAAAAACACACGGATAGGTGTTTTCGGAAAAACTATAAAAAAAATTTTTAAAAAAGGCTTTTTCTAATTTGTGAATACAAAAATCAGAAAAATAAAAAGTCCCTTTTATAAGCGGGGTTTGCGAATATATAAAAATAAAAAGCATATGGATGCGAATATATAAAAATATATAAAAAATAAAAAAGTGCATTTGCGGCCCGTCCCCCCTAACCGTTAGTCACCCTTCTAACACAATTTTCCACGACTTTGTTAGGTTTTCTCTAACTTTCTCTAACATATTCTTATATTAACCAAAAACAAACCCCGCAAAGTCTTTTAACCTTGCGGGGTTTGCCCTAACTAACTAACTAACTAACCAGAATTCTTTTCGGCATGTCCAAACCCGAATGCCCGCCTAACTGGAATCAGCAAAGTGAAGCTAGGGTGGGATTCGTCCACCACAACTGCATCAGCTATTGGAGATTCAGCTAGGGAGTATACTCCTAACTTCTTGAGTAGCTTGGCCATTGCCTGCTCCCGATTGTCTGCGGGAATGTTCCACGTTCCGCCGCTTGGATTAGAAAAAGAGAAAAGAATCATTTAGAATTTCCTCCCATCTTCAAGAATTGTCAGGAAACGTCCGCGAGGATTGCGCCATGCGGCGAACGGTACGCCATCGGAATCAAAAGCCACCGTGTAAAAACCGCAGTCCGGTTCAATTCCTAACTCCCTCAGCATCCGGTCATTAGCAAGATTATCCATCCCGCCCTCCATTTGTGAGAGCGTGCCGGAATCATTCAGTTTCGTTCTATTGCTAATAACCTCTTGATCAAAAAGTTTCTCTAACTTTTTGTTCGGCAACGCTTGCCACACGCCCAACACGTTATTCTTCAAAAGGAAATGCAATTGTTTCCTTTTTGTCCGAAGGCAAAAGCGTTTGCCAGTGAGGGGATTAACTGGCATGTCACATTGCCGACTCCCAACCGGAAGTTTCGAATGGTTAGTCTTTCCGTTAATCTTTCTGATCTTTTTCTTTTCTGCGGATTGCCTTTCCTTGTAGAATGGATGATCAAAATGGCTAGGAATCCTAACCTTTCCAGTTTTCTTTGGAATCCGTTTGAACCAATCTTTGTCAGGGGCAAAACCACCGTTTTTGATCAAAATCTTGATATTGTCTTTCATTTAGTCTGTTTGGTTTAGTTAGTTGGAGTCTGGAAGCTCCCCGCAACCATCAGCTAGTGTTTATCCTAACTGATGGTTGAACGGGAGTCTCCTAACCTTTAAGCCATGGCGAGGGTTTTATCCCTAAATAGCTTTTCCCCACGTTCTTTTGTTTCCATATACTTTTCCTCGTCAAGGAGGAAAGTTAGGAAACTCTCTTTGTGCCTTGCAGCAGCACCGAATTGACTAACCGTTTGACGTTCACTTTCCGTTGCTTTCTTACCTCCGGCACCGTCTCCACTGGTGAAGTATTCCGTAAACCCGTTGAATAAATCATAACGGTTAGCGCCGTGATTGCCTTTTCCTTTCCTGAAAAGGTGTTTAATCGGTTCAATCCGATTGAACGAACGGGTGGACATTTCCGTGTCCTCTTCATCAGTGAAGAAACCTGCTAGGACACTGTCAACTTCGTCGCCACTGACAACATAGTTGAGGAGATATCCCATGCTTTCCATCACTTTTTCCCTAGCAAGAAGCACCATCTGGAGGTAATCAGCTAGGTTATTAATCTGTAGGGCAGCATTCTTTGTGTGAGGAATGCTAATGTTTAGTGCTCCTTCATAGAAACGGGAAGCATTAAACGTGTTCATACAGACAATCCTAACCATACTGTCCCGAGTGTCGAACATCAGGGTGCCATCGTGTGCCGTTAGGCAGTTCAAGTATGCCTTGAACTTGTCACCGTTAGGTGCCTTCAGGTTACTGTCTAGCAAATCCATACTAATGAAGAACTTTTTCATATTCTCCAAAGTGCCCGCCGTTGTGACTTTTACGCCACTAACGTCAGCGATTGCTGCACTAACCATATTCCAAATCTCCCGATTGCTAATCGGACGATAGGATTTTTTGGGAGTGTGTAAGGGCACCCACCCCACTTCACCGTTCCGCTGACGAATATCAGCTAGAACAGTTTGATAGGATTCCAGTTGAATAATCTGCCCGTCCTCAGTTTGGACGGACGGTTTACCACAAACGATAGGAAAAAGCAAATCATGCTTTTCCATAATTTCGGTATTGATAACCTCTTCAACTTGTGCCTTGCAATGCCACTCCGGTCCTTGAATAGAGACGACGGTATCGTGTTCCATAATCATGTCAGCCATAATTTTATTTTAGTTAGAGTTAGTAGTTTTGGTTTCTTGAATAGTCACCCCATTTCAGGCCGCACACCATGCGGAAAGGGCGACTAACAGAAAGATGAGAAAGAACATTTCGGGCAGCACCGGGGATGCTTCCCCCAGTCGTTTTCCGCATCGCTTGTTTCGGCGACGCCATACCCATAAGCGAGCATCCAGAACATTGCAACCACTTTTTTCTCTTTTTTCAATCTTTTCGTTTTTTCCTGATTTTGGGCCGGAAATGCCCTTTTTAGAGGGGGAGGGGTGGGGGCGCTGTAGTCACCCCTCTCGTCACTCTCCCCGCGTTTCTGGGGCATTCTGAGGGCATTCTGGACTTTCCGGGATTGTTTCCGGAGATTGCCTTTTCCACAATCTGATTTAATCCACTTTTTCTTTTTTTGTAATTGACAAGTTTTCCTCCTAACAGTTTCCAATCAATTATCAATTTGTTTTTCTTTTTCTCTTTTTCTGATTTTCTTTTTGACAACTCCCCTTCCCTCTCCACTGTAACGTTACCTCTTGAAGGTAATGGCGGAGAGTCTCGACCGCAACCAACTTTGGAAAAGACAATCAGGACGAACAGGACGTTAGACTCCGAGGGTAGAGGACCAGAGCCTGCCCAAGTGGGAATGCCCAATTTGGGGTCCATGACAACCTACGCCCCCTAACACTTTTTGTCAACCGCAGATTTTCAACTTTTTTTGGAGGCTTTTCTAATGTTAGACTAATCTTTTCTTAATGTTAGACTAATCTTTTCTTAATGTTAGGCTAATGAGTCTTATATGTTAGACTAATCTTTTATTAATGTTAGACTAATGTCTTCCCCATCTTTTTCTAGTCTATTTTTTCTACTAACTGTTAGAATCTTTTTCTAATCTGTTTTATACTTTTCCAATCATTTCTTTTTCCAACGTCTCCCGATATCCTCCAACATCCCCGACATATACTTTTCAAATGGTTTTGATTAGGAGTAACCTAGTCTAAAGGGTTGGAAAAGTATAAGTTCTATTTAATTCTAATAGAAATATAATGAATAGAAAGAATCATTTTAACTAACTCACTCTCATTCTAATTCTATTTGAATTTATAATGTCGTGAAACCTTTTTCTATTTGTCGCATACTCTTTTTATATGTCGGGAAATATGGTTAGTGTCGGGAAAAGAAAAAAAAAGAATAGAATAAAAAAAGAATAAAAAAACAAAACTGATACTTTTCGAATCAATTTAGCTTGGTTGGACTAAGATAAAACTGATTGAAAAGTATCAGATAGTATAAAAATGTTAGTGTTAGTGTGTTATGATGTTAGTGTTAGAGGGATGAATAGAATTTTTAAATAATAATAAAAGGGCTGATTTTATAAAAATTCATTTTTTATAAATTTTTATAAATTTTTATAAAAATTCATTTTTTATTCATTTTTTATTCACGAATTCATATCAATTCCATAAACTTACTCTCCCCAGATAGGAGTCATCTCTTCACCAGAGAAAAAGAAATCGGTATATCCTTCAATTAGTTTCTTATAATTGTTTTTGGCTTTTTCCATTTGTTTTTGAGAGAAGTGAAATTTAAGTGAATGGCACTTTATTCTCTTATTGAATTTGACCTTTTTAAAAGATGTGATATACACCTTCCCC